TGTGGGATTGTTGCATCTGGTGATAGTTTCTTAAATTTAGTTTTCATTTTTACCCTTGTTGTAAACTTCTTTTAGGATGTCTTTTATTTCACACATGTCCAAATCCCCCTTTGCTAATTTCGCTATTTCAGATCCTTTTTCTAAGAGATAATAATCTTCTGAATTTTTATTTCCTCTAACAGATATTTTGTTATCTTTTCTAATTTAGTATTTTCCTTTGTCATAATTCCTCCAATAGTTTTAACTTGCTTTTACTATACTTCGTAAAAAGATCCATGTCAACAACTGTATTTAAAATATCTACAGTCTTATAGACTCTTTCTAGGTAGTGAAGTAAATCATAAGAACCTGCATAATTTTCAGCAAGTCGGAGTATTCGATTATCGATCATTTTAGGTTTTCCGCTTTTCAGAAACACAAGCTCTCCTTTTTGAACTTGCTGAATCTGACCATCGATATCAGAAAACATGTAATATTTATCTCCTTCTTGAACTTCTAGTCCAGTGAGAGCGTCTAAAACCTTTTGTTCGTTGGCTCGTTCAGGGTTAAGAACTGAAGAAGTTACGCTTTTCTTAACCGACCATCGAAATATGTCTTTAATTTCTTTAACTTCTCGAATATAGTCGTTATATACTTCTGACAACTCGTCTGGTCTACTGTGCATTATCTTATCTATCATGACCTGAAGTAGTTCTATGAGAGCTGGTTCTTTCTTTTGGTCCGTTAAACTGCTTCCTTTGTATTTATATTTAGTTTCTCCTTTCTCTTGCATTACATAATTCTTAGCCTTAACTACCAAGAACTTATCAAACTCGCCATCAGCTTCCCATCTTGAATACATTATATTATTTATACATTCTTCAATGTATTTATTCTGTTCTTTTGTAAACTCAGATCCGTCTTTTTTAGCGAAGGCAAGAGCGTCAGTATCAATATTTACTAAGACCCAATCGTGTCTGTTCATCTCATCGAATTTAACTTTAGCCATTGTGTCAATGTGATCAAAGTTGGGATAATCTTGCTTGGCAGCTTTACTGTGTTTATAACAAACTTTCCAATCTTTTCCTGTTTTTCCTTTAGGAACCCATGCTTTAATTATTTCTCCGTCCTCGATCACTTCAATGAATTCTTCATATTTTTTAGTCATTTTCCACATGTCAGCTTTAGGAAATTCTATGATTTTGTATAGTTTTTCATCTACACCCCACCATTCGTTAACATTTTTCCCTGTTGCCCAGACTATACATTTTTGTAAACCTTTCCGACAACACTTAGTAATCTCTTGAGCTATGCTAAAATTATTAAAATTCAGACCGCTAGTTCCCATCAGCCCATAACCGGAATTTATAAAAACTTTGCTTGAGGCTTGCATATCATCGTAATATTTATCACCTGTTTCTTTATATTTTGCTTTCTGTTCAAATCTTTTATTGGTAAAGTATTCGATCATTTCATAATAATGTCCGTCAGGATCTTTCTTTCTATCATAGAGATTAAAAGCAAGAATTGTGCTAGGGTAGAATGAAGCAGCATCCCATTTAGATACGTTAGTGTATAAACCGGGATTTCCCCAACTCATACCCCCACCAACGTATTCCTTTTCGCTAGCCTTAGGTATTGAATGTCCTTTTTGTAGATAAGACCTAACTAGTATAGCATTTAACCAACTACCAGATGCAGATTCAGTTACTAGTTGGAACGGTTTAGGTATGGATTGACACATATAGAAGAACGATGGAGCCATCAGGTCGAAGACTTTCAATGAATCATCAGAATCGTCTTCACAGTAATTAATAATCTTTTCTCTTTCTTCAGGTATGTGCCAGTTTTTACCAATAAGACTTGCATCGTAAAACTGACGATCTTCACTAACAAAACCTTCATACTCAGCAATAGTTTTCAAACCCCAGCTTGGATAGTTCCTACCAATGTCGTGTTTAACAGCTAGAAACATACCGTCAATCACTCCACGACCATAGCATGTTATCTTATTATACTCCCAAGTTTGAGAGCCGTCTACTCGGTAATTAGAGCTTCTGTCACGGAATGAAATGTAACTATCATCCCTACCTAATTTAAGACCATTTCCTGAACAGTGCTCTAAGTAGGGTAAATCGTATCCGTTTATGTTATGACCTGTGATAAAGTCAGGGTCTACTTCTCTAACCCAATCACACCATTCAGCAATCATTAATTCCTGACCACGATCATCAAGTATAAATTGTTTCTTGGATGTTTCACCCTTTCTATTTCTGTAGGTATTAGTTATAACGAAAGTTTCAGAGGTATGATCTCGAACAAGACCATTAGCCTCAATATCAAAAGAAAGAACAGAAACCTCTTCAATTTTAATATCCTTGAAAAAGGTGAACCCATAATAGAGCATTGCGGATTCAATTTCATTATATATAGTGTAGAAGTCAACACGTTTAGATCTTGCTTTTTTGAGAAAGAGTTGCCATTCTTTCCTATTATCGAATGTGACGATATGTCGGTAATGATTCTTACCTGTTAAAGGCTGGGAGTTTTTTGTAGGAAACCTAGTAAGAACCCAATAGATTAATGGAAAGTAAATTTGATCCTCTTCGTTAGTTAAACAAACGACATAATCTTCAACAACTTCGGCTGCAACTATGCCTTTTGTTTTATCTTTGCCAAATATTATTTCTGACATCTTTTCCTTAGGTCTGTTTTGTATTGATTCCACTTAATTCGGTTACACCAGTCTGTTGTGGTAGTGGCATTCATAATGCTATCAGGACAAAAAGAAAATTCTTTAGGGTCTACATGACCTGATAAGCATTCACAATGTCCCAATTCGTGGTAAATAAGAGCAGTTCTTTGTATATCACTTGCCGAGTCGTAATATACCTTATCAAGGTATACGTGATTTAGACCGTAGATACATAATCCAACAGTTCTACCTTTTAGGTTAGCGAAACGTATGCGACTAGTGATCTTTCTCCCAGTTAATTCTTCAAATGATTTAACTTTGTCTTTTACGTTTTTGTTTACGGGAGTCCCACAACTATTAAAATGGATAGCAAATATAGCTATACTTAATAATATACCTATCCTAATAATTCTCATTTTTTGTCCTTTTTTATTTTCTCTTCACATTGTATAGCTTTTACTGCGATGATATCTGTATTTTCGTTTATGTAGAATTCCAGACAAGTCTTCCGTGCAACATTCTCTTTGGTGACTTGAGTGAGCTTTTCAACAACATCTTTTAATGTGACCTGATAATATCTGATTAAACCAATAAATCTCTTTTTCTAGCTCGTCGATTTTCTTTTGTTGTTCTTTTTCCATCTCGACATAACAACTACCTAGTTCTGTCACTTCTTTCCAAGTTTTACTTTCTTGGTGATCCCAGATTTCTTTAGCAAGAACCTTGTCGCCTTCAGTAAAAATAGGTAAACCAGTATGTGATTCTTGGTTAAAGTCTTTTCAGTACTCCTCAAATTCGTCAGTTTCAATGATGTTCATTTTTAAACCCCTTAAACCATAATCTACTATGCATTAATATATACACACCTTCAGCTTTCTTTCTGGTATCATATGCCATATAACCCACACTAGACATTTCTTGAAATATACACTCAGTACCTTTCATGTAAGTTCCTATTGCCATCTCTTGAGCTATTTCATCCTCTAAGTGAGTATCATCTATGTTCTTGACTTCATTCTCTATGATAGCCGATTCAAGGTAACAGTCAGAAAAATCATTAGTATAATCAAAACCTCCAGTAGAAGAATTGAGTAACATCATACCAGTCCCACAGCTAGGACAGTAACATTTCCCTTCTGCGTCAGTTTCAGGTTCAAAGTTATGATCACATACGGGACAATCTATTGTCATTTACGCTCCTTTAGAGCTAGGAAATTACTAATCGTTTTGTTAGGTTGAAACTTCACCGGCTTAGTTTTGTAAAAAACTAGCACCAAGATTAAGATAACATTAGTTCCATAGTTTAGCAAGAGGAAAATATCTTTTGAGGTTAAGTATACGTACGCTAAGGTTAGACATTCCCCTAGCAGCCATGTAAATAACAACCCATTAGAGGCTCCACAATAGCCCTTACGGATACTTGAAATTACTTCTGGTAGGGCGCATAGGGCAAGGAGAAGAGAGCCTACAGCTCCTAATACGGAGGTCATAGAACCGTTGATATGATAAGTACCCATAATGAAATAGTACTTGTTATAAATATAATACACATAGTCCAGTCAACTAGACTTTGTATCTTACGTATCCGATCGTTTTTTATGATACACTTTTCGAGTTTACTCATTTCCAGCTTTCTTTTGTTTTCGTAGTTTTTCTAGTAATTGAATGTCCTCTCTGTCATTATCGAATATGTAATATTTAGGGTTATCTCGATTGGTAAAACAGTTATCGTTTCCGCAATTAATTTTACATGCGTAACAAGTGTTTGTCATTTCTCGAATCCTTTCTATGACCCTTTCACCTTCTCCTATTCCAATTAAAGCCCTAGGTATACCGTTAAGTTTTAGGTCTTTGGTTTCTAGCCACGTTAACATATCATTGTAAGTTAGCTTTTTTTCAAGAAGGACTACTGTTAGTCTATAGTATTCAATTTCTGTTAGTTTCATTTTTTAACCTTAGTTAAAATTAGTCCACATCTGGAACAGACTGCACTATTCTTAAAATGTTCCCAATTGTGACCAACTATCGAACATAATAATATTTTAACAGAAGTTATGATATTGTCAATCACTTTAGTAACAACTTACCAGAAAAAGGGAACTTGTCAACTAGGATATCCCTAACTTGTCTAGCCACAATTTGAGCTTCCTCTTGGGCATGACTATCCAATCTTAGTTTTAAAAAGTGTGACCAGTTTCTCAGGTTCCCCGTCATGTAGAATTTAGTCATCATCCCAATAGGCAACTTTCTCCTAGCCTGCTCTCTGGATACTCCGATATCAAGGAGAGCCTGAAAAGCGTCCATACATTTTCTATGTATATCTTGTTCAATAACCTGAGCTTTCAATTGGTCTTCATCTGAAAGTTCTCCATCTGAACATTGCTTGGAAGATTTATGTTGCTTCCTGAACTTAGATTCAGTAAACAATTCGATATCCTCTGACGTATATCTCCTACTCACTTCATTGAAGCTGAATGTTCTGTGTCGAATCAATTGAGTTCTGATATCCAAAGGACATTCAATGATAACTGTGAGGATATTATGTTCAAAAGGTGTCATATGTGAATGATCTGCTAGGTATTTTATAAGTTTCTCATCTTTCTTCTCTAAAATGTCTGTTGATTTCCCCATAGAGATTCTTGCAGAGTTTACAACTCGCAGGTCATCTCCCATATGGTCTACATATTGCACTTTAATCATACGCCCAATACCTCCTCAAGATATTTCATCATTTCTACTCGTTCATTGTAAGAAAATACCAACTTGCTCTCATTAGCCTCAGTAGTTACGTGAACAACGTATCCGTTGTCCAGTAAATCAATATTAACATGTTGAGTTTCATTTGTCGAGTCTTCTTCGTCTTTGTGTAATAAATTTACAACGTTATTCATAGTCCATGATCCTCTGTGTTATTTGCTTTCTTCATTTCAAGAAACTCAGATAGTTCTTGTTTTTGGATGTCTTCTAATTCTGTGATTTTACCTCTAGCTCCAACCCAATCAAAATAACAAGTGCCAAGCGGTCCCATTCTGTTCTTTAATATAGCAACGCCAAAGAATTTATCCATTGAGGTATCTTCTGGATTATATCCAGGTCTAAAGCACCCCATCATAGATGTTGCAGCTTGAGGAATAGCTGATGATCCTTTTGCTGCGTTATAGCTTTTAGGAGCTTCGTCAGGTTTACTGCTCATTTTATTAGGTTGAAGTAACACTACTACGACCTTACCTGAGTTGGCTATTTCTCTCAACCCTTGAGCAGCTTCAGCCGAGGCTTGTGTTGAGTCGGATTTATCAGATAATATTAACTCAATATAATCAACAACAACTAGTCCTATTTTTTCCCCTAAAGTCTGTTCCTTTTGTGCGATAGATCTTTTTAAGTCCCCAATGCTCTGACCGACTTTAAAACAAAAAGTTACGTTTTCGTAATGTTTTTCTAGAATAAGTTTAAATTTATCAATCTGTTCTTGATCGCCCCTTCGGTAAACGTCATAAATTTCATCATCAGTGAATGTTGTTTCCCTTTGTAAGAGCTTTTGGAACAAAATGTTACTGTTCATATCATAAGAACCAAAGAAACTCTTACAACCGTCTTTAGATGTGTTAGAAAGCAATTCTAGAGCAAGACTAGTTTTCCCCACCCCCGGACCAGCTAACAATCCAATTAAATGTCCTTTTTGTGGTTTTAAGATATTGTCAAGGGATGGAATGCCAAAATTTAGTCGGTTTTCATCAATCTTAGTTGCATAGTCATAAAAGTTATCAAATCCTTCGGAGACGTTAACGATAAGGTCTTCATCTATCTCTACATCAGAGAACCTAGGGATCTCTAATTCCTCTAAGTATTTAGTGATTTCTTTTGGAAAATTATCTTCTGAGTAAGTTCCTCCATTCCACATCTCACAGTAGACATCTTCAATAGCACTCCACATCATCTCTTTAGGCGTTCTCTCTTCATTAAACCTAATAGCTTGCATATCTGCTGCAGATTTTAGTAGGTAGTATGCTTCTTGTTTTTCCTTACCCAGTCCTTTGTAGGTTGCAGCCAATATCATCCTTGCTTGATGTTTACTACCTGCAAGGTATAAACCCTGTGATATTGCATACTTCCAATTAGATAAATAAGGAGGCTTCTTTGTTAGGTCTAGACTAAAATCTCCCTCATGTATGCCGTTAGTATACTTGTTTAACCTATCTAACAAATTAGGTTTTTGCTTCTTTGGTTTCTCTTCCTCTTTACCAAATGCCAGAAGAGATGGAGTTAAAGATAATTCCTCCACCCCTTCTGGCTGGTATGCTTCTTTGGCAATTTCCAGTACTTGCTGTACTGAGGACTCGTTTAACTCTTGAAGAGATAGTCGAGTTTTGTAGAATTCAGTAGAGTTGTGCTTTGTGTAAGCTATGCGGAAAATCCTTGCAGGATTAGCCACTACTGAGTCAAAAGTTTCGAGATCTTGAGCAAAATGGGAGGTAATGCTTTTAAACTGTTGAGGCGTTAAAAAAGTGTCAGTCTCGATTTCTACATGGAATCCTTTCCTTCCTGAGAAGTAAATGCCAATATAATCTTCAGAAATTCCGTTCTCCTGAAGTTTGTCTACTAATTGTTGTGTATCTTTTTGTGCATTCTCTATTTCATCGCTGTCGAAGTCCCATACTAGTCTTTTAGATAGAACATCAGTTACGCCAACGATACCTCTGGGTCTTGTTATTGTTTTGTTATTCTTGGTAACTTCAATCATTTCTTTGGCAGCTTTTACTTGTTCTTCGTTATAGGTGTAAATACTTTGATAGAATGGTTTACTTTGGTTTACGTGTTTGAATATATCTTCATCATATGGGACATATTTTCCGTAATCGGTTAAAGTTTCGCATATCCTGTAAAATCGTTTTTCCATTAGTCGATTACCTCGCATTTATAAAATTTAATTACACCTTCTAAACATTCTTTCATCTTCTCGTCTTTGTGTGTTCTTAGTAGGTAAGTATAGGCTACTGCAACTGGGATAAATGAAACAACACAGTACATTTGAACACCTTCCAGTCCCTTTTTTTCATAAGCCTTTACTAGACCTTTTATACTGGCACGGTAGTCCCTCATTTTGTATTTAATAGACATTTTACCTCCCAGTAACGGTCAGGGGTGGGAGAATCAAACTCCCGTCTCCAGATTCACAATCTAGTATTCCAACCGATTAAACTAGCCCCTAATGGTGAGTCTTTTTATGCCAGTACTCAGGGCAACTCTAATCTCGAAAGAAGAGAGGGGGTATTAGTTTTTCTTTGTCAACGTGTACTTAATAAAGCTAGGAACCCTTTCGATTCTAGACTCAGCTTCTGCTTCATCAATAAATCCTAGTTCAACTAGTTTGTTGATTTTATCAGCAGGTTTATCAACGTAAACAATTTCACCTTCTTTAAGTGTCACTGCTGAGTTAACCTTAATGTAGAAGCCCCCTCCATTTTCAGGTTTGCCTTCTAAAATTGATGCAAAATCTAAATACTTCTTACTCATTACTCTCTCCTTCTGGAACGAATTTATTGTCGCTCTCTTTTTGTACTTTTTGTCCTTGTTCAATTAACATCTGTACCGTTAATGCTAGATATGATTCTTTTGCTGCTACCCCAAGTTCTATTAGGTCTTTTAAATTCTCTGTTTTTAAGATACCTGTAGTATCAGGGTAATTAACTAACGCCTTTGTTAGTTGAAATAGCTCTCCTTTTGATAGCATTTTCTTTTTCTTGGCTATTAGGTTATTAAAATCTCTAACTTGGTCTTGTAATAGACGGTTAAAATAATCAACGTCCATTTTTGATGCAAGTTCTTCTGCTTTATCCATTAAAGACCTCCACTACTTGTTTCGGTAGTTACAGCTTTCTTTCTAAAGTTAGGCTTTTTAGCAGTAGCTTCTTTTTTAGCGGCTTTCTTAGGTTCCTCTTTCTTCTTAAAATTAGAAGAGGTTGCTGGTTTTTTATTTTCACTACTCCCATCATTATCTTCACTCGGTTGACCGATAATTGATTGGTATGCATAGCGTCTAAGATAACTCAACGAAGCCCCGGCACCTTGTGCCTTGTTGCAACCTTTCATCTCGATAACAGGTAAAGTTGCAATCGACTTAAAAAACTGACCTGAACTGTGGGCTAAGATTGTAGTAACTTCAACTTGAGTTTCTGTTTGTTTGCCTACTAATTGTACAACTGATAAATTGTGTTTTGCTAATACTGGTTTTGATGTATTTATAACAGATGCTAAATCTGAATAATTGTATCCATAGCCAGAGCTGTCTTTTTTAGCAGAGTCTAGTTCAGATTGAGCTTTCGATAATGCAGTCGCAATATCTGCAATATTGTTCGACATTACCACTGAAATTAATTTTGTCTCTGTATTTTTTACGTCTTCCATCTACTTCTCTCCCATTAAACTAAGAGCGCTTTTAATAGCAGCCTCTTCAGCAGCATCTGCTGTTTTACCACTACCAAATCCTAGACATTTTTTCTTAATAAGATCAGCACCGTCATTAGATTTATCAAAAAAACCAAGCTGGACCACACTCTCAAAAGTGTTGTCTTTCTTGTTCTCTTCCAAGCTCACAACGCCTAGTTTTACAATTTCAGACTTACCTTTTAGGTCAGTTAATCTCTTTAGTGCTAGTTTGATTCCGTTTTCTGTAGCAGCAGATTCATTTTTACCGCCCGAAGTCACATTAATAGCTGACAAAGATCGTTGATTGCCACCATCTAGCTTACTTTCTGCTAACTGGGTTACAGTGACCATCATTCTTCCTGTTGCGTGAGGAGCCGCATCTACTGCGAACCTCCCTAAATCCTTTAGTTCCATAATTACCTCCTAAGGTTTTTTAAATTGATATTCTCTGCTACGAATTGTTTAATTCTATAATCTAACATAGCAAAGTCTTGACTTACTTTTTCTATCTTTTCTACTTTAGCCTCACCTGTGTCCTTATTGTAACCTAAGGTAACTAAATTCCACATTCTTTCCTCATCATCAAAAAAAGCACCAACAGCTTCTTCGTCTAATAAACCTAAGACCTTCTCTTCATTCTTATAGGCGTCTAGATCTTTCTGGACTTCATCCAGTTTAGATCTAAGTGCTTTGTTATGTTCTTCTAATTCCTTCTTATTCATTTTAACTCCATAAGCTTGTATTTTTTGCCATCAATTTCAACAATTTTATTGTTACATGTTTTTTCTTCTAAGTCAATACCAGTACATTCCTTTAGAATCTTAGGACAAAAATTAGGCAAAGATTCTAGAAAACATATATGCTCCTTCGTTACCTTTTTGCCGTTGTAAACACTTTTGTTTACTTTTAAGTATCCTCCAGTAGTTTTATATGTAGGATTATCAGTCTTCTCTTGGTCAGTCATGTTTTTTTCATAGACCCATTCACCTAGCATTTTTTGATAACTACTTACAGTGTTTCTAATTTTAATGTGAACTTCTCCATTAAACTCTAATCCGCTATCTTTATTAAAAAGCCTAACGGTAGGTTTGGTAGTATTTAGGTCACCAGTGTTCCAGTCACCAGTGTTCCAGTTACCAGTGTTCCAGTTACCAGTGTTCCAGCTACCAGTGTTCATGTTACCAGTGTTCATGTTACCAGTGTTCCTGTAACCAGTGTTACAGCTACCAGTGTTACTGTCACCATTGTTATAGTTACCAGTGTTCCGGCTACCAGTGTTACAGCTACCAGTGTTACTGTCACCATTGTTATAGTTACCAGTGTTCATGTCACCAGTGTTCCTGTAACCAGTGTTCCAGCTACCAGTGTTCCTGTAACCAGTGTTCCCTTTTTTATCTGCCATCATTGTTTCCTTTATTTAATTCTAATTGTAATTCATCTATATACTGAAAAAAATGATTTCTATTTCTTATTTTTACTTCTTCAAAAAACAATCCGTTTTTGGGCAAAAGAAAAGAAATATCTGCTTCGTTGTCTTTACTATAGATATCGTCTATTTCACTGATCGTATATATGTATAAACCATAACCATGTTGAATTAATAATTTTTTATCCCGAATGTTCATTAATACTCCAAAAAAGTTAGACAACCTTCGTATTCGGAAAGTTTGAAGACAAATTTAACTTCTTTACTGTCTATGTCAAATTCGACTCTTTTAATTTGTCCTTCTCCATTAACACTCTCTAGACAACTATCCATCATATCTTTAAATTCTTGTTCGTCTTTATCCTTTATGATCATTTATTACCTTCTAGTTTAATTAAAAAATCCTTCTCAGGTTCACCTCTGCATGTATTATAAAATTGACATCTCTGACCAAAACTAAAACACTCTTGTCTACTTCCATCCATACCAGTCTTCTCAAACTCGCCATTCTCTACAGAATATACCACTTCTCCGAACTCGTCAAACGTTTTCTCAAACAATTCTTCAGTTATCTCGCCTTTTAGTATTTGTATCCTATGCCTAGGGTCTCTCTTTCTTAGTGGTTTCTCTGTGACAATAAAAGAAGCCTTATTTGTTTCCTCATGTTCACAGTATGTAGCTAATTGTACAGCATCATCAATTGCGTTATCGGGGTATCCTTTACTTGCTAACTTATTATCAGTAACATAAACAACATCAGGTTCGTCAACATAACTCAAGACCACATCAATATATCCTATTAGAGTGTGGTCGCCTGCTGAAAGTTCTACTTTCTTTTGTACAGCAAAAACCTCATGTACTAAAGGTAGAACATCTTTCTCGTACATTTCCAATAGATATCTAAGTCTTCTTCTGCAAGTACACCAGTTGATAAGGTTATAAAGCACCTGAGCGTCGTCATCGAGCCTCTTAGACGTTTTAATCTCATTCCTACATGTTAGTATGAACTCTTCACAGGACCCCGCAGTGAGGCTGTTATAACCTGTACGTTCGGCTGTTGAATTGATTAACATTAGGTCTTCATCTTCTATTAAACTTACATCAAAGTCTTTACTAAAATACTTAGCGTATATGAAAGTCGGAACATATATCGTTTCCCCATTGAAAACTTGAGTAGTCAGTTCATTGTCTAATACCACATAAGGATCTTGTTCGAAGAGAAGTCTCTCTTCTTCTGTAAAATTTTCAGGTCTCTTTTTACTTAGTAAAAGACAATTCAAGGCTTCGTCAAATGCCCCTCCTAATAGAAAGAACGAAGGATATATCTTAGACCTAAGTCGTTCTTGGTAGTGGAGTCGATATTTCTCACCACATTGTAAGAATGTTTCTTTTGCTGAATGACTGATCTTCATAATATACCTTTTAGTGTGTTTAGTAATTCAATAGCCTTTTGTGCATTATAAACGCCAGAGTTGGCGGCTTCTCCACATTCTTCACTTTGTGCATAGTTTAATCTATTCATTAAATAATCAATAATAGAATCATTACTAGTATTCACATATTCTGAGATTCCGAAAGACATTGGTAGTTTATATCTTTTAATAACAGTATTTACTGCTTTTTGTTTTTCTGAGTAATAACTCCAAGTGTATATATAGTCAGGACTTCTCATCATCTCTCCAATGTTTCTGGTTTTCAGAAGGCGTGAGTCTCTCTAAGTTATTAACATGACAATTTGTAGGATCACGGTCTATGTGATTGATTTCATATCCATCTATTGGACCAAGAAAACATGCAGCAATTAGCCTTTGCAAAGTCCACTTCTTGCTCTTGCCACGATATCTTAACCTAACACACAAGTCAAACTTACCGTCGTTACCTCTTCTCATTCTTTTCTCAAACTTCATAGGTTGACCTTTTTTGCTTAGAACGGTTCCATCTCTGAGAACGGTGTAACCATGAAAACACACTCTATCTCTATTACAAGGATTTCTTTTCAACCCTGACCCCTTTTATTCCTGTCATTTTTGCAAATAACCACTGACATAAATTAGGATAAAAATATTCAATTGGAACTTGCGCTCTCAATCCTGTAATACTGTAAAACAAGTCAAAACTGTCCCATATGAATCTCCAAATATTATAATTCACCAATTGAACCTATCAGGATCGTCAATGTAAACCTGCGAATGTCTTCTAAGTTGACCAACATTAGTTGTTGTTGGGTGAATGAAGTCTTTAGGTATAACTCTAATAAAACACCTCCATGTATGTTTCGTTGATTTAACTCCTCTGTGAACATCTCGTTGCGTAAATTCAACCCAATCATACTCTCCTGATAGTTTTTTTGGTTCTTTTTTCCATTCAGTCTTCGGTTCTCCGCTTATCCACAAGTACATTTTTTGATTACTGATATTTTTATGTAATTTGTGTAATTTAGTATTCCTAGGTATAAAATCTCTATGCCAGTTAGGTATACAGGGGTATTCATCCGGCATCAACATGTGAACTTTTACATCAACGACACATTCACTAATATCTAGTTCGAGTTTACCTATAAGATCGTCTAGAATAGGTTTCACTTCTGGCATCATTCTTATGGTTTCGTCAAAAGAACATAACATGACGCCACAATGAGATTTAGACCAATCAATACTCATAAACCCATACCTCAGTATCTGGTGTACACTCATTTATAATAGCTTCAACTAGATTCCAACTACCTCCAGCAAGCCCACATCCTATCTTAGGTATTGCCAATTTAGGTAACTTTAGCACGTTATTAACGAAAATGAAACAATTAAATATAGCATCATAATTAACATACCTACTACCGTCACCTCCGTAGTTATTCTGTGTGAACATGTTAAGCACGGTTTTATCAGATCCAACATCAACAAGTTGCACTTCTCCTAGTCTATGAGCACTACCAAATACTTCATCATCTAGAGAAAGGTAACGGTGGTATTCGCTTTTTACTTCTGGGTATCTTTCAAATAAAGCTCTAGCTACCCCACTACCCATGACATTCTGACAGTTTACACCGTGAGCCATGAAGTTAAGTTCTGTGTCTCTAACGTCACCCTTGATGTGTTTAGTTATCATTTAACCTACTCCTCACTTCTACCAATGATGTCTCTTTTAAGAGTTTACCATTTTCAAAAATAGGTGTCAACAGGTCAGATTGTGATAATAGGTTCAATTCACTACTGTTATACATACTACTATCTACATAATGGATACCGTTCTCCTCGTCCTCAAGCACCACAACTCTACCCTTAGCTGATTTCTTTGTCCCATCATCTGTAATTGGATCTTTGAAGATAGCTTGTTTTTTTCCGTTAATAGTAACGGAAGTAGCTTTCATAGCAAAGCCTAAAGAATCTCTGGTTATGTATTGGTAAGTATAAGAACCGATACCGAAGACAACATTGGTTGAAGCAAAACCTTTAGCTTTCAACCTTTCACAAATCTGTGTACATCTCTCAGGGGTGATAGAGTCTCCGTAGATAGCTCCAATGTGAGAGTCTAGAACTTTGTAGCCTTGTTCATTTACAGTTCCTCCAAAAATGTCCCATAGAAGTTCTACCACTCCTTTATGCTCTGGTAGAGATTTTGGTAATATATGACCTTCTTTATATGTTCCACAAAGGATGTCTACAGGGTCGCCACTGTTACCACAAACCGCAGTACATCTGTTCCTTTTTACTAAAATCTTACCAGTTGGCACTTGTACACAATGAACAAATCCATTATACTTTTCTATAGTTTCTTTTTTTATAGACTGTCCACCGATTTCATTATTCTTTAATATATGAGCAGTGTATACCTTAGAAAAATGTTCTTTTCTATTATCTTCTTTTTCACAAACCAAAACCCCATAACCAGAACATAATGCGATTTCCTCAACGACTCCTATGACATTTTCGTTTGTTGTATCGAACTTTATTCTACCTTCATTTCTAATAGTTGCATCCCAATGAGATAGTTCGTTTATGAATTGCTTACACCAATTAGAACAAGGATTAACCGTGTTTACCCAATTGAAGTCTTTACTTAATTCAACAACAGTGTTGACTTTAAATTCAACGCTCCCGCCACCTAAGTTGTTTATTTTATATTCATAGTTTAACTGATCGAGGATATTAGATAGTCTTTTTATTTTCCTCTCTTTAGAAAAGCTAAACCTAATTCTATCAGTCTTGCCTGTTTGGTAACTACCGTCAGCCTGAAATGCTATCTTTAATCTATCCATAGGACTGATAAATTCATTGAGGTCTTTTGTTGGTGAACTTCTAACTATGTTTTTACCATGATACCCTTGAGTGAAATCTTCAGCTAGTTGAACAAACTCAGTTCCTTTTTTATTAAAAATCATTCTATGGTTGGGGGTAACAATCAAATCCATTTTACCAAAATGATCCTTAAAACTAACCATAGGTCCTTCATATCTTTGTTTTACTACTTTAGTTGGTTTAATATACTCCCGAGATCCATCATCTAAAACCTGCGCTACTTTATCTTCAGGTCGTAAGTCATCAAAGAAAACCCACCCTCTTTCCGTCATAATCTTAGTTTGGTCATCGTAGCAGTCGGGTCTGATGACGACTTTATCTAAACTGTCAGGTCCACCGTCTCTAGTCATAATCTTATCTTTAAGTTTAGGAAGAGTGTCAGTTATTACATGCCATAGATTCCAAGTATCAGAAACAAGTGAAACAATTCCAGTAGGATGTACGTCTTCAATCAATCTTCTGTAAGTTTCAAACTCTCCTTCTTTCGAACCTGATGACATCACAGAATGCTCTGAAGCAGGAACTGAACATCCTACAAGTTCTTTTGTAACGTCAGTATTATAGTATTGTTCTAAATATTGGATAGCAGGTATAGTATCAGTGCCTACAAAGCTCAGAAGATGCCCGGTACCAGCTCTAGCAGCATCTTCCATACCACTCATCCCTCTCATACTAAAATCATGCCCTTGGAACTCTACGCCCTCCATAGAGCCCGTTGTCTCCATAGCATACTTGTTCAAGATTTCTCGATACATTAAAGAAATAGTTGCAGTTGTTGAAGGTTTCCATAGATTACATGAAGCTAGGGTTTCTAGATAATTAGTCAACCAGAAGAATCTAGGATCAGTGTTCTCAATGGTCATCATGGGAACTCGGAAAGGAACTCTAGTGCCCTCCTCTAACGATTTAACAAGGATAGGTAAATAACCTAGATCGTGAAGATCTTCGATATGATCAGTTTCTGGGTCTTTAACTAATAATGTAGCACTTACGAATCTTTTGTACTCTTTTACTATTTCTTGCTTGTCTTTACTGAAAAAACTCTCATTAAAAAAGTCAATTAGAAATTCTTTAACGAATCCTTGAATACCAAAACAAACAGCATGTTCTGAGTTGGGTAAATGTTTTCCTGATCGTGGAGTCCAAGTGGAGAATACATATTCTGTCCCCTCTGGATACTGGCGACGATGAGCTAGCTTATAAAAATCAGCTAATAACATCGCATTAAGACCTTTCATTTATTTCTCCTTCCTTTGTAAAAATTCTACTAATTCCTGCATCAAAAAGAACGTTAGTTCCTTTACTAAATATACCATGACTGGCATATAAGTAAACCTCTTTCGCCCCCCCTTGTAGTAATTTCTCAGTACATTTTATAAATGTCATACCGCCATCAACAAGATCATCACAGATCAGAATAATCTTACCTCTAACTTCACCAACGAAATTATACCCTTCTATATACCCTGTTTCAGGACATCGTTTTTTGATACCATAACAGCTCTCTTTTTTTAGGTTATACCTAAGTTTAGCTCCCTCGTCAGGAAAACATATCATATCAGCTTTTACTCTATCAAATACCATATTGATAGAAGGGTCGGCAGCTATGTTAGCGAAGTTGTCTATTAGACTTTCCGTTAATTTTATATTATGTACGTCTTTTGAATAGACTCTTTTAAATTTTAGAGTATTTAATAATTTAGCAAAAGTTCTAAGTGCAAACGTTTCTTTATTGTTAATCTCCTTATCTTGTCTAGCATAGGGTAACGTTGGTATATTTAGTATAGACGAAATACCTTCGCTATCTAGTAGATCTTTTAATTGAGCAAGATGAAGAAATTCACCCTCACTTTCAAAAGACCAAGTAACGGTACACTGAGCGCCATTAGTAAAGTTTTTTATTGAGGCTAAACATTGTTCATTAACATTCCATACTTGAGAGGTTTTATCAGGAAATATAGTAACATCCACTGGTTGGTTTTCTAAGTATATCATTTTTTTATTTCTCGACCACAGCCACCATCGGCTTTTTTACATACATATACAACTTCGTTCATAATTAGAACCTTAGTCTCTTTCCTATTATTACATGAACAATACCCTGTGTCAATCTCTTTCTGTTTATTATCTAGTGGAAAAGTTTCATCATTAGGAAAATCAAACTCGTAGTTAAAAAAATAATCTAGTTCATCAAAATATACGTCTTCTATTTTAAACATTCTATCACCTTTAGTAATCGATTTCTTCTTGGTCCCTTAATTTTTTTATATTTTTAAGATGTTCTTGTACGTTTAGGTTTTTATTATAAGTAATAATAAACCCTTTCTTAGTTTTCCACTGACCGTCTTTTAAGCATTTCCTTACGATCTCTTTTGATACACCAGTGCCATCTGTTACCGCTTTTTGGGTATCGTATACTCCTTCAAAGCTTCCTGTAGTTTTAAAAACGTATATAGGTTTAGGTTCACTAAATTTTAACTCTTCAGGTAGTTCATTTTTATGACCTAGGATGACAGTGTAATTTTTACCATTATAGTATCCATTTTCCGAGAGTCCTTTTCTAATCTTATAAAGTTGATACTTTGACTCTATGTGTCTAATGTTTTCAAAATAAGTAAACAATTTATTGCTCGTAAAAATAGTACATCCTTGTGAATCGAACATTCCTCTCATGGCAGATCCCTGAAAGGTGGTAGTGAATAATGCATAATACCCACACTCATTACATATCCCTTCACCATCTACTTCCACCTGTCTAAAAGAACCCACTGCTTCTAAAGCGTCATCCTTACTTGGATCACATTGACATACGTACACTAATCCTCCTTGTAGATACCTCTACAGAACTCACCTGCAAATTTATCATCACTTTCCATTGACTTTACGAATTGTAGACATTCCATAATTCGGACCTGCTTACTTTTGAATACTATTTGTTTTGGTGTAGTTACCTCAGGTCTTGGTGTTGCGCACCCCATAAACAATAGTAATATTAAGTATTTCATTTCTCACCTCCATTAATCTTAGCTAAAAACTCTCCTTGCTTGCTCTTAAAAAACTGCGAAAACTGTTCGCTTGCATATTGTCCTTTAGTTAAATCAATCACCTCTTTAACCGTGTAGTCATCCTTCAGCTCGCGTCCTTCACAAAACATTTTCGTGCCAGTCGAACACGCACCGGTTATTACTCTATACGCCTCAATCATATCGTCTACCTTTGCGCTGGTTTCGAGCGTCCAGCTTTCGTAGTGTGACTTATCTCTGTCAGAAATTTTGTACCTAAGGTCATTTTTTGCTTCTTCAATAGAATTTGCGTGTGCGAACTTATCACCAAGCTGTGCGACGTAAAAAGTCTCGCCCCAAAAATCCTCAGTGGTGTAAATTGTAATGTTGCCAAGGGATTTTTTGCTGACCAATTTTTGTCTAATACCGTCGGCAACAACCCAACCACGACTCAGCCACCGCTCGAAAGAAGGCGAAATAAACTCCCTGATAATATTTACCGTGTCTTCAGCCTTAAAGTGTGCCGGCTCGACATTTAGATATAGTGTAGAATTGTCTCCTGCTTGAATTTGAGTGTTTGTTGACCCGTTATCACAAACAGAAGAGCCCCATGCCGTAACACGAGAAGAGCCCCATGCCACAACACGAGAAAAACCCCATGCCTCAACATGAGAAGAACCCCATGCCTCAACACGAGAAGAGCCCCTTGCCTCAACACGAGAAGAGCCCCTTGCCTCAACACGAGAAGAGCCCCATGCCTCAACACGAGAGTTTTCAGGTGTCTTTCTTATCTTAACCCATTCTTCCGACCTTATTTCAATCACGGTAAACTCATCGAACAATTCTGGTAGCTCATCCCATTCTCTCTGAGTTCTTATTGTTATCACTTCACTCTCCTTGCTGCTGAACTCACTAGTAGTTTAACATGTTCTCTTTCTATAAACAATTCTTTTTTTAACTTTCTATACCTAGATGTTCTTTCTATCCTACACCTTTCCACTATCTTATGTGCTCTTTCCACATGATGAACCGAAAATAACCAAGAAAGTACTACAAGTAAAAACACATATAACACTACCATGAAAGTCTTCTTCTGCCAATGAAATTACCTAGTGCCATGTTAACTATTAGTTCTTTTTCATCCTCACCACTAAAACTAGCCAACATTTCTTGAGTTTCATAATCAAACATAGCAACTTGATATCCATCAATGTCAGCTCTTAGTTCAGTATCCACATTATGGTCCATAATGAGTTTATCTAATATAGACTGTAACATCAATGTGCTCTCAGCGTACTTCATTATGCCTCCTAATCGTTTCTAATTAATTCTTCTACACTATCTAAGCTCATAGGTTTACAACGCATTACAGCCTGTTTTAGAGTCTCTAGTGTAACATCCCTACCAGTCTTATTTTCAGTAACGATAACGGTCACTCCGCCTTTTACTTCATTGTACAATTGAGTAAGGTTTACATACTTACTATCCTGAGTGCTATAAAGCTTTCTGTTAGCGTATTTCTTAAAAGTTCTCATATCTCTCCTATTCTTGTGTCCAACCTATCGGACAGTAGTTACATGCTGTTGTGTATAAAGTTACACCATTAGTTACTCTTGTGCAAGTCACTTCGTAACAGACCTCGCTAGCTAAAGTACTAATTGTGACAATTAAAAATATCCATTTCATTTCTACTCCTCACCAATACAAACTACCATCATAGTCAATACTCCAATCTTCTTCAAATGATTCGTCGCGATCCTCCACTATTAGACCGTCTAATTCTTCGTTAACTTCACTTAACACGGTGTACCTAGAAGTTCTCATCTTTGTGCCTTTGTAGTCTACTGGAACGCTGACTACGTCCTCTGGAGCAACCTCTACTAAGAGTAGCTTACCATTTCCGAAGTCTTTTGCATACCCAAAAGATGCAACATGTAACCCACTAGAACAGGTATTATTCGGATTATCATCTACTAGATTCCTATCCATCTCTACTACGTTACCAATTGAATTATCAAAAGATTTAGTATGTAAATCCTTAAAATCATGCGTAACCTTTTTATAAGCAAGAAAAGTCCCTGTTTTTGTGATAGGATGACCGTTATGTTCTAAAAACTTATACAGCATCTTCCTACTGTTAAAAGAGGGGTTATCTTTTACCCTTTCCGCGAACTTTAGAAGGTGATCAAAAGGAACGTTTTCGTTTTTAAATTGTCGAACTTTGTTAGCTAGGTCAACTTCTAACTCTACCCCTTCTATTAATATGTTTCCGGTTGTTGATTCTTCTACATCATCTCCTAAAATTTTATCTTCGTTTATCATAAAAATAATATCATCAATGTCATCATCTTGATATGCAATTAAACATTCCTTACCTAGATCAGTATTCAAATCTACTATTTCTATTTTACCTTTGTTAATAACTGTCATAGTTTTATTTGTAATAAATACAGTTGGCATGCTATTCTCCCAATTTATTGTTTATGTAGGTTTTTAATTCTGTAGCTATTTGACCATCAATGTCATAAGATTCTACTACCCCAACTAAAGGTAATTTTTTTTCTAAATTGAAAGCTCTTATTTTTCTTTTTATCTCCCTTCTCATTTCTTTATCGAATTTATTCGTTTTTAGTAGCTTTTCTATTCCGTAGAAATTATAATGATCTAATGTAGTCGTTTTAGTTTTAAATAAGATTCTCTTATTTTCAGGTAATAGCTCTATTTTTTCAGAGTCCCATTGTAGTTGAATATTTTTAGTTACCCTGTTAGCAAAACATATAACATACTCCTTTCTTAATGGTGTTAGGTCATTTACGTCCGAATCATTAAATACATTACTAACACCTTTAAATTTCTTAAAGTTAGAAGGTGCAACATAATAAACGTCATAACCAAGTACACCTAAATGTTTAGCTGTAAATATACCATTGTTGTCACCTTTTTTTCTTATGATGGTCGGAGATTTAAACCCTTCGTCAAGGTATACGCTATGTGATCTGCTATTGTCATAATTATATAAAACAACCTCATTACTATCTCTCTTGTAACTACTGGATAAAGTTCTAGTTACCTTAGGCACTTCGATCTTGAGAACATCAATCGCTTTTAATTGAAGTTTAAGCATTTCGTAAGTTTCTTGGTTTTCAAATAAATGTTTTTCAAGAACAACAACGTCTTCTTTATATGTAATCTCGCAAAGTCTTTTATTTAGTTTAGCTATATTGGGTGAAACTTCACTAAACATGACGGTTTTCTCTCCTATGGTAATCCAATTTTGAGTATCTTTTCTTGCAGTCAAATTTTTGCCTTGTCCATAACGCTTCCTTTTCCTTGTAATAATGCTAAATAGGTTTTTTACCTTGAACTCTGATACGTCAATTTGATTTCTACAATTTACCTTTACTTTACCAAAAGAAAACTCTTTATGTTCTAAGGTAAATTTAGCCGTCGCATTATAGTTTATTGCGGTCTCTATATCAACAATTTTACTTTTTTCTTTTGTCTCTAGGGCTACTAATTTATCATAAGTGGATTTTAGGATTTTTTTTAGTATTGTTTTGTTATTTTGTCCCTCGTCTCCTTGTGTGAATAACCCCTCCCTTGTCTGTAGTGGCATCAATGATCCAATAGGTAAGGTTATAATGAGATTACAATTTTTTAGTCCTGTAGTTATTTGACCTATTAAAGGTAGTGGGAAATCATTACGACATATTCTATACAAAACTCCTCCCATACTCACAAAAACCTTAGAGATCTCGGAATCAATGTAATTGTCAATCAAAAATATGTTACTAGAAGCTTCGATTTTGTTAAGCACTTTATTTCTAACGTGTCCATTTACTTGTGGTTTAGTCTTAGCTAGCAAACTAATTCGACTAATGGCAGACTTAAATGAATCAACGTCTTGTCTTTTAGTTTTAAAAAGTACCTCAGTGCCATTATCTTCTTCAGTCTCACCTTTGTAACCTATTTGCACTGTATTTCTACCCTTAACAAGCACGTAATGAGTCTCTACTCCATTTAAAAAGGTTTTCAATATAAACGTGTCGGTGTAACTCCAAGGTGTCTTAGAGCCAATACCAAATCCTCCTATTTGATTGTTACTTGCGCCTTTTGTCGTAGCGTTTACTCTCATATAAACTGTTTTTATAGTATGATCATCCATACTATTGCCGTAATCCCTAACACCAAACATAAAGTCATTTATTTCGTTAGGTACTTGTATTTTTATAGGCACATTTTCCTTGCCAGATTGCGTCATCGCATCAAAAGCATTGGATACAATTTCCTGTACGGTAGTTCTAATTGGATTTCTGTATTGAGAGTAAAGAAGTTCAATAGCCTTTTTTGTGTCATTAAGGCTCAACTCTACCGACATAGTTTTCTGTGACTGTATTAGTTTATTTTCTGAAGTTTGGTATTTCATTTGTTACTCTCCTCTACTGTTAGTCTATTATAGTCTGGACAATCTTCTTTAGTTGTTTCTAGGGGTAACATATCACAAAGCGCATTCGAAAAGTAATCCCTAAGTTCTACTATGTATTGTTTGCTTTTTTGACTGTCGGCTTCTTTTGTAAGAAGTTCTAAGCTTTTGATAATTAATTTAAAATCTTTTTCGTTTAAGTTCATAATTACCTCCTATTTATATTATATCCTAATTAACAAGATGCGTCAAGTCTTTTTTACAGGTTATCTTTTTTACAGTGTTTAGGTTTACAGTTCTATAAGCTTTCTTTTGTAGGTCAAAGACTGTTAGATAATTAAAATCAGCGTCATTAAAAGACTTACTGCCACCTTTTAAATGTTTAGTAACACCAAGTCTTGCATTCATTTTCCTAAGTGTGCCGTTTTTCTTAGTGAATACTACTGTAAAAAATTTACCTTTTAATTCTTTTTTTAATTGTTCTCGTTTATTCATAATCCACCTCACTAAAGTTATCAATACTCATACACTCTGGACACATCATAGGACCGTCACCATCACAATAGACCTCTACCTCTTCGTTACAATCGTTACATGTTAAAAATATCATCATGCCGCAGCTCCTCTAAATACACACCAAGTAATTGCCTGTAATTCACTAGCCGTCATGTTAAACTTACTTGCTACCTTTTTATATGCGTCACTTATAACGTCATATTGCTTAGGAGTAGGTGAGTCTTTTGGATGTCCAGCTATCCTACACGCCCACGAGTCTACGCAAACAACCTTACTTTTTGGGTTATAGATGTTAAAAAAGAAAGCTCGTGTTTTCTTACCTTTACCTAGTAGAGATAGCCCTTGTAATATATTCTCACAACCTAGAATATTGATAGCCTTATCTCTATTAGAATTAAAAGTTGAATACTTCCCGTCTAATTGTTTTTCAATTAGATTGATAGCGTCTAGTTTATTTCTATGCCATTTATTTCTAGGTGACAATGCAGAAACAATTAACGCCACTTTCCAAGTAGGCAAATTATGACTTTGTGAAATTTCTTCACAAAACGCATTAGCTTGTCTATACCAATTTTTGCCTTGAGCGATCTGATAAGGTTTTGCTTGCTTAAAGATATTTTCAATGTTCTTGCTGTAGTTCATTCTCATCTCCCTTACCTAAGTATACACTATGTGTCATTACTTGTCAACCTTTATTGTACCTTTTTAAAAGTAAAATACAGATTAGTGCCATTTTTTTGAGGTAAAATTGTGTAACTTTCAAAATCGTTTAGTTCATTTTGAGTTATTACCAATGGTTCTCCTAACTCTATAATTTCCCCTTCTAACATTTTAAGTAAAACGGAGTTATCCGCACTTCTATGCAAGTAGCTTTCTTGATCATATAAGCCGCATAGCTCTTTTACAGTTTCCTCATTCCCGTCTAGTAACATAATTGATTGTTGTTTATCGTCTTTATAACATCCTCCCACGTTAACAAAGTTGACACCTAAATCTGTTAAAACATTCCAAAGCTCTCTAGACCTCTTATGATTCTCGTTTACCGAGAGTCCCTTTTTATGTGCTGAAAAGATAAAAAATTCTGTAAATACAACTTGACGCATAGTCCTTCTCCTATTTAAGTAAACTTTTCTTTAATTGATTAAAACTATCTAGACTAATTTCAATGGTCTCTCCGTCAATTTCTATTGTTTTGGTTTTATTTAATACAATTCCAGTAGTCTCCTCTAGTATCTTAGGACAAAAGTTAGGAAGACTTTCAAAGTAATCAATGTCCTCTTTTGAGACTTCTTTTTCGTTGTATTTAGATTTTAACACTTTTAAATAACCTCCTGTAGTTTCGTGTGTCTTATGGTCCCTTTTCTCTTCAAGTGTCATGTCTTTACTATATACCCACCTACAAAGATTACATTGGTATTTATAAATTTTATTCAAAAAAGATGCGTACTTCGTCCCCGTAAATTTCCAGTCTGTTTCTTTGTTAAATAATCTAACATTAGGTGTTGTTGTGTTACAGCTACCAGTGTTATAGTTACCAGTGTTCCAGTTACCAGTGTTCCAGCTACCAGTGTTCATGTTACCAGTGTTCCAGCTACCAGTGTTCATGTTACCAGTGTTCATGTTACCAGTGTTCCTGTAACCAGTGTTACAGCTACCAGTGTTACTGTCACCATTGTTATAGTTACCAGTGTTCATGTCACCAGTGTTCCTGTAACCAGTGTTCCTGTAACCAGTGTTCCCTTTTTTATCTGCCATGTTATGCTCCTATTAAGCTTGATTGATTATAAAAATTAAAAAGTACAATAAAATTAAATGTTTTGTTATCCAATAAACCATTCCAGTAGCTCCTGCATAATTATTAAAATAGATAAACCAATTAGTAATCCTAAATAGAAAAAATTCTGACTATTTAATCCTTTCATGCTACATTCTCCTTGTCGTTATATCTATAAAATGTTTCGCTTTGTTTCTTTACTTTGTCCATTACTCTTTTCGTCATCCTCAGCTCATGTAAACGAGAAATAGAAGGGGGGGTATCTATGGTAGGTAGGAAAATTTGAACCAATTCCGTAGTTTCACCTTCTTGAGTATTTAGATAATTTTGTGATGCCATAAATACCCCCTTTTTGACTTACTTTAATTATACACTATGCGTTATTATTGTCAACTTATTTTTTACAATTAATTGTTCTTTTTACTACAACATTATTGACATTTGAATTTACAGCATTAGCAAAAATGCTGATAGTAATGTTCACTTCCTTTTCTTTAACCAAAACTACCTCTAAGTCCGTGCGTCTGTTACCATTGATGTCGGACCCACCAATGTCCTCTTCGATATCGTGTGTGGCTGAATTATAGTTGTAGTTTCTAGGTGTAACTATTAGTTTATTGTTAGCCATCAATAAATCCCTTTCTCCAATTGTTGGATGTGTCCCTAGTGTGTCGTTAACTGGATTAACGGTATTAAGAGATTGACCGCTTGTTTCAAATGTCACTCTATTGTTAAAATCAACTAGTAATTCTAAACTTGATTGATTGTCGCAAAAATAGAAACCTTCGAAATCTTGAGTTTTAAAAGTTTCAATAACTGAAATGTCTTTCCCGCAACTTGTTAGTAAAACTAGAGTAGCCAATGCGATTAGTTTTTTCATGTAAATTCCTTTTGTTTATAAGTTGAAGTGGTCTAAAATAAACACACTTTGATTAGGTACATAGTGACCTCTTGTTTCAAAATAATCAATTTGTCCTCTTATTTCCCTATCTATAACTTGTCGAATGCAATGAGTCTGCCAAGCTGTAATGTTTAGTTCACCCCATGCCATTTCACTAAAAGTTATCATTGTTATATCGGACAATTTTCTTTCATCTTCAAATTTAAAACTTAAATTATGCTTGTAATGCATAAAGTCATGTAGGGCTCTAAACTTAATATTATAGTCCTCACCTAGTAGTCCATGATCACCACCGTTGTAAACAACGAAATAGCCGTTCTCGTCTCTTTTAGAGCGCATAGCCTTGTAAGTACTAGGAGCATTACTAGAGGGCTTAAAATTAACCTGATATCGTATCATGAGCTTATCAATAATAGTTCTAATATTACTATAAGCTAGATCAATGTCTTTTCTTTTGTAGTTCACCTTTTACTCCCTTACCTAAGTATAACACAGTGTGTTATAGTATGTCAATAACTATTTTAGTGCACCTGCTGATATTGTAATCTTTTTACCTTGTCTTACACCACTATTAACAGCTTGACAATCCCTAATAGTAGTTTTTGAAGCCCTACCCTTTGACAATTTAGAAAATAATTCATTCATTTTGTTGGTTGCTTTTTGGTCGTTTACAAGTACTAGTCCTGTTTCTTGCTCTACGTTTTGTCGTTGTTCTTCTAACTTCTCACAAAAACCTTGATGTAATCCATACATGAAAGAACTTTTAGACCTAACACTTACCCCAGTCTCTTTTTTGTAGTCTAACCACAACCTTTTAAAAGTATCAGTTATAAAGTTTCTCATATAAATAGCCGTATTAACGTTATTTTTTTCACCTATATAATTAAAAAATGAACCCCCATGTCTTTTAGATGTTACTATCTCAATAAAAAAGTATTTTCTTAAAATGTTATTGATATAGTCCGAATTTTCGGGCTTTCTTTTAAAAGTGTCTGAAGTTTCATTGATATATTCACTATCATGGTTTTCAACGCTACGCATACTGATATTATGTCTCAACATGAGGTCCTGCGCTTTAGTCATTGCTAGTTTTGCTTCATTCTCATTTGACGACTCGGCTAGTTTTAAAAGTTTTTGTATTTTTTCGAGTATTGATTTTTCCATGATTGTCCTCTTTTTTAGGTTATACATAATTATATCATACTTTATACACTGCGTCAATAACTATTTTGTTAATAACCATTGGAATGCTCCCATATAATCCACATAAAGATCACTAATAGGGTTACACTTCTTCCAATTGTCAACATCTTCCCATACTGCCCAGTATCCTTTATGTGGCGCAATTACATATTTCACTATCTTCTCCTTTTACTATTCATCAACATATCAATACCGATTATTGTTACAATAACAAAGCCGTTAATGTATACAAATAATTCTATCATTATTGAATCTCGCTTTCATTTTCACATTCTGGACACGTAAACTTATTACCACTGACAATCATAGGCATACATTGAAATCCACAAGGGCAAGTGTGTAATCTAGAATTGTTTAGAATTCTAATGATAACTGATATTTGTTTAGTAATAGTCATGCTGTCTCCTTTTTGAATCATTTATTACCTTCTAAAATTAGTATACATTATTTAATACAGTATGTCAATTAAAAAATAAACCACTATTCTAATAATTTTGTTTAGTCTGAACTATCACATACCGATTTTAGATTATAGACAAATTTTCCGTTTATCTCCTCCTCTCGGTATAACTTTCCCACCTCCTGACCTCCCATAAAAGTATCATAAGCTCTAAGTATATCTAGGTCTCTTGATTCTAGCTTTCTAGGAGATGTTACTTTATAATTTTCTGAACGATAACAATTTGAACTAGTGCTATCTGTTATCTCTACCTCTACCCCACTAAAATCAAAGTCTCCTAGCTCTTCTATTATTTCTAGAGCGTAATCAGCCCACCACTTAGTGTAATAGTCTATGGAAGACTGACTAGCTAATAACTTATTTCTTTTACCCCGCTTCTCATTAATTAGTTCTATCAAGTATAATTGTTTAGGTGTTATTTCTATTTTCATTACTATTTTCTCCCCGAAAGTGAAGTATTTTTTAACATTGACCTTTTGCGGTATAATTGTCTAAGTCCACTTCATTTTTTCCTCACTTCAAAGATATAATCTTCGTTTAGTTGGTTCATTGCTTTAATCCCTTGTTTTGTTTCCCTATAACTATAATAGCAAAAATAACACCTCGTGTAAAGAAAATAATTTATTATAACTATTTAATAATAGGCTATAATTGAATTATTATTTTAATACCTGAAAATCTTTCCACCAAATTACATTTTGTAAGTACTTGGAATCTGTTTACGCTCACCAGTAATCAACAACTTAGTTGTGCGTAAGTACGACCGTGCTTTAATATCTATTACATCCTCTTAGGTCTCCTATCCTAGAAATTCGCCATTTAACTAAATGCGTAAGTCAACATTTAACAACTGGTAGTACAGAGTAACCATGTAGTCACCAACATTTTTCTTATCTATAAAACTTCCAAACATTACAATAAAGAGTGCTTAAGGTTACTAGCTGATAGCGAATTAGGTTATACAGCTTAAAAGTAGTGTATAGGGTATACCAAAGAAGGCTGCCATAAAACCCCTTTGATATCAACCACTTACCTCTATCTCAGTCAATATTAGGTCCAGTTCTTCCAGCAGTTTTAGGTCATTGCAACTATCCCCTGTATGCACAAGTGCCACTGTTTGTCAATAACTATTTTAACCAAAAAAAACCCCTATTTCTAGGGGCTATGATCTTTTAAATGTTACCTAGTTTACAGGTTATATGATTTCACTAGTTCTTCAGCCTTTGTATTGATGAGACCTTGATTATTGAGTACCCACTTAGTTAACATATCTAGTTGATTAGGGCATTCTATCTCGACACCAAAATGACTAGACAATAATTCATTTATTAGTTCACTCTCTAGACCAGTGTAACCTAGCTCCTCCACTTCCCACTGAATATCATTTAGCATCATTGCTAACATTCTTTTATCTTTAACAGCTTTTAGTAATTGCACAAAGTAAATCATTAGTTACCCCCTATCTTTGTTACACTCTAGTAAATCAGCTCATTATACACCATGTGTCATAATTAAAAAGTATTAAAGTTCATAGTGGTAAAATACTTGAGACTCCACGCATTGATATAGGTGAGACCTACTTGTTAGGTATCCGCTAGAAGTTTCAAAATGGTATTTTCCTGTAATTCCGTTTTGCCTTTCAATTATATAGCCATAGTTACCACGACTATTAAAAATAAGACTAAACCTGTATGCGTTACCATGCTTTGAAATCATTTCAAATTCCTGACCTACTCTCTTTTTGTCTATCAGCTCTAAATTTTCTATAAGTGTAGTGTCTAAGTTCATAAGTTCCCTTTGTTGTTTGTTTCTATACTTCATTATACACCATGTGTCATTTATTACAAGCACTATTTTTATAATCGCTGATTTATTTCAATCGCACTATATGCCGTTACTTCTGAAAAGTATCTGATACAATACTCTAATTCTACAGCATGACACCTATCTAATCTAATCATACATTGAATGTCTCTAATCGCCGTCATCGCTGACACTATATTGACTGGCTGATTATTAGTGAATACACAAGCCTTTAATGTTCTGTAAGCAGCTCCCTCATCATTGGCTGATTTATAAACGCTTAATAGGTGAGTTAAAATACTTGGACACTTAGTCATATTTAATTCCTTTGTTGTTTATTTCTATATAACCAGTATACACCATGTGTCATTTATTACAAGCACTATTTTTATATACACTATAAGAAGGTATTGCAAGAAACATGCCATAGACCTAATACCAACAATCTGTGGCAGCTCAGATTACCTCTAGAATCCATTTAAAATAACTTTCCATGTACTGACTAGGGGTAACGTTAGGATAGCTTAGAGCGGTCATTCTGTTATCCTGATAGATATGTAAAATGTTTATACAATGGGTGTCAGAATATTAACACTTGACAAGGTATTAATGGCATAGATCTTGCATACTAAAAGGTTTGTCAAGAACTATCTTTGTTTGGGTAATCAAACTATTATGTGTCAAGAACTATCTTAGAAGGTTGGCACAACTATTGCATCTGCAAGTAGGTTGCCAAGTCTTCTTGGTCCGTTACTTGCAAGGGGTAGCTCTGGTACAATTATTGCTACTGCAAGTTCCATGCCAGCTAGAACACTGGCACGTTTATTGCATCTGCAAGTTCCATGCCAAGGGGGGTGGTGGGGGGTGAGGGACATTTGGGTTGGGTGATTTATAGGAGACTCTCTAACAATATATATACTTACCTAGACTTAATACTGTATGTTACACACATCACCCCATTCTCCAGACCAACAATCAATAGCTTGAACTTTAGTGTCCCTTTTGGTGATACGGATTATTTCTTCGCACGTTTCATTAAACCAAAAACAATCGACAAATAAAACCTACACCCTCTAAGACGATCGGTTCTCTGGGTTAGCGTGTGTACTTTGTAATCTTTAGTTCCGTTTAAACTTAGCTTGGAACATTCAGGAAGCATTTTTGGTAGATCGCTTGTCTTATAGTATTAAATATATACAACGTCAACGTTTAGCTCCATTAATTGTTCTTCGGTTAATCTTGTAGGGGGTGACATAACTGTCACATTTCTTGCAATAAAAAACCCTTCATGGTCTAATTTTATTGTAAACGTAGTCTCCATTACTAACTCCTCCCCCAGAAGCTCTCATCCTTTCTCTAAGCCCTCCCATGGGCTAAACCTATACTATCCCTAGTCCTCTTTCTTGTCAAGCTCTAAAGCCTTCTCTAATGTCTTCTTCAAAGCAATGATAGATTCGTCATTTTCGGTTTTATGGAAGCAAGGTTCCATTGCCACGCTACTACAATTAATACAATAATAAGTTGCCCCTTGGTAGTAACATTCATTACCTAGCCGACTATAAACGTGTCCTTTTTCTCCACAGTTAGTACAAAAAATATCTTCATACATGTAGTATTCTTCTATCTCTCTTTTATATTTACTTACTTTTATTTTTACATTCTGCATAGTAATTCCTATTACCCTTTTTCACAAACTTACCTAAGCATTGTTTATATTCTCTTTGGCAAGATTTAGCAGAAGCTCTGATATTAGTCAGGTCTTTGAAGGTCCATGTTTGACCATTTAGTAGAACTAACAACAGTACCGTACAGATCACAACTCTAAATCCCTTTTTGCTCTATCTATTAAATCTGGGATTGATATATTTCTAATATCTTCCCCTTTGTCTACAGCAACACAAGCTTCAGCGTGCATCCAACCGATTGCTTCGATAATTTTGTCATTTAAAAAGTCAATTCTATCAAATAATTGATTATGGTTGTCTTCAACTTCTTTTTTAACTGACTTTCTTAGTCTTCTATTTTCATTTTCTAATAAAAACGTATAATTACTCATCTTTTTACCTCACAAGTGTATTCTATTTCGTATTCACTCTTTTTCGTAACCTTACTTAAACAACCTAACCCTCTGGTATTACATTTGATTGCCTGATACTCCATATCATTCAGGTCTTCAAATGTCCAATTCTGTCCGTTAACCAACAACAAAGTTAATATAGCACAATACATACTAAACTCCTAATACTAAGTGTGTAATTAATGTACCTAAACTCCAACCTATTAGAATTATAGCAATGCTATCAAACACTTTTCTCATTTAAAGTCCTTATCTAACATATATTTATCTTTTACAGAAATGGTACATTTTACTTTTTTAGAGCTATTATCTACCATTCTATAATTTAATTTTATCTTTTCGTTCAAAATATAGCGGTCTAGTCTGAAACCAGTAACTCTGTACAACTTATTGTTATCATTTAGCAATAAACAATCACCAACTCTGTAAGAAGGTACTATAAAATACAAACAAAAGCAAATAAAAAGTACGGGAGGCAGTGAAAGACCTATTAGAATAGTACAATCTTTCCACATTTTGAACAAATCAACTCCTTTTTAATCTTTACCCATCTATGAAACCCAAAATAACACCAAATTTTAAGATTTTTTAATTTCTTCAGCCAATTTAGCATCTAGTACTTTCCTTTCTGCTGAGATTTCTACTATATACTTTTCAATCTTAGAAAAAAGATCACTAGCTTCACGCAAACCACTCTCATTTCCACCTAAAAAGTACTCAACATAGGTTTCTTTTATGTATTGAAGGTCTTTTAGAATGTTTTTAGACCTATTTGCCGGACAGACTGCTCCAGATAACCCCATATTGACTCCTTAATTGTAACATTAAACCTAAAATATAGAGAATTATTGTTCTCAACCTACCAAACTGCTCTAGATGACCCTACTTCCCATTGAGATAAAATCATGTAGGCTAATTCATCAACAATAATCTCCGCATCTACCCAATACTCCTCTTCAGAAGGACAAAGGGAAAAGAACTTTAGATTTAAATAGGTAGTTTTTCATAAATTTAACAACTAGATATAGGTTATTAATACGTCAAAATAAGAATAGCATATATACTTGGGAGAGTCAACATATGGATTGGAAAGCTATGGGAGCTAAATTGCTCTCTAAAAAAAGAAGAAGAAAAGAAACTGGCGAGAAAGATCCTTATGAAAGAAATTACGAAGGAATGGACCCAACTGACATAGCTCGGGCAAAAGCCATTGATGCTGCCAACAAAAAAAGAAAAGAAAGAGAAGATAATGACACTTACGCATGTGGTGGTGTCAAATATGATAAATTAAAAAAACTACTTAAAAAGAAAAAGTAAACAATACTTAATTGCTGGTTTACTGGACTTACTTCAGGAGTGAAAAAATGAAACACCTTCCGTTAGGCTTATTTGTAGCCTATTTATTATTTATTTGTTCTAAATCAGTATTACATCCAATTACATTCCAAGAAGCTCTCGTTTTAGGTGTCCTATCTCTTTTGATGGTAGTCCCTAAGGTGTTGTCACATCTACACCGTAAGGACTTAAGAAAATTTCGTATCCTTGATAAAGAGCTTGACCTTAAAAAGCCTATTTTGGAAGATTCCGAAATCGCTGCCTTAAAAAAAGAAAATGACATTGCAGCCTTAAAACTTAAGAAGTTCTTAACAGATCAAGAATACACAAAACGTGAAATTAGTAAAACTATCGAAACTAAAGGTGGAATGCGCTTTTAGGCAGGATGCCGTAGGCAAAAACAATTTACAGGAAGTAAATAAATGTTTTTGACAAGAGGACTTAATGAAAACTAGAATAAGATACTTTAAAGACCAGAAAAATGAAAGACTCGTATCTGGGGTTATATTATCACAAGTAACCGGAGCACGTTATACCATTAGACTCTACCCTGAAGGTATGAAATTCGAGATCGTTAATATGGGTAATGGAAACATAGTTAGGAGAGGGGTATCTCAAACCAAAGACATTAGATACCTAAAAGAAAGAGTTCGTCGAGTCATCCAAGCAATGGGACTTGGCGTGAAACTTACTAGAGAGATTAGGAGAAAGAATGTCAGATGATATACTAGGAATGGAAAGTGGATTTGAGAATGAAGCTTTAAGAAAAAAAATTTCCGAATTAGAAAAAGAAATCTACAAGTATGAACAGATTATAAGAGATAATGACCTAGACATAGATGATATACCTGAAATGTCAGATGAGGAATATATATGTATCTCTCAGATAGGTAGATTAAAGGAACAATCTGAAGGAATGGCTTTCGACCAAGAACAAGCTAAAATATTCGACACTCTAGTGAAAGACTTGAACCTTATTAGGGGAGGTCAACCTAAAAAGAAAGCTAAAACCAAAACTAAAGCCCAAGTTAAAGATCTGATCAAAATAGCAAAAAGTTAAAAATAACAGTAAATCTAATAAATTCGACGGAACAAATGACAACCAAACGTGGAAAAAAGACATTATCTAAAGAACAAGCAATAGCGAAACTCTGGGAAATTGGAGATTTGTCGTATAAGCTAAAAGGAATACAAAAAGAAATGCGCGATAAAGTGTACGACTCGCCTCACGACATTACCGTTTTCTTATGTTCGAGACAAACAGGAAAAAGTTATACCATGTGTTTAATTGCTGCAGAGTATTGTCAAAAAAACCCGAACACAAAAGTTCTATTAATGTTTCCTAAAAAAAACATGGCAGCAGCAGTCGCTAAAGAACAAATGAGAACAATACATAAAGATTGTCCTGAATACCTTAAACCTGAACATAAAATCGCAGATAAAGAATTTGTATACCCCAACGGTTCTATTATTATGATGGCTGGTGCTGATGGTGGACATGCAGAAGCGGCAAGAGGAAAGACTATACATTTAATATTATGTGACGAAGGTGGGTTTTTTCCTTATAACGACATGATGTACATAGTTAACTCTATTCTATTACCTACCATGACAACTACTAATGGTAAAATGATAATAGCATCAACTCCCTCTAAAGAACCTGATCATCCTTTTTTAACTAACTTTGTTGATGTTTATAGATCCAAAGGTTGGCTTGTTGAGTACGATATATACTCGAATCCGTTAATTAATGATAAAGTTAGAGAAAAAATTATAGCCAGATACCCTCTAGGAGAGGAAGATCCAGAATACCAAAGAGAATACCTTCTTAAGAGTAATACATATAGTTCTTTAATGGTTATTCCTGAGTGGTCCGATCTTGAAAAAGATATACTCAAAGAGGTAGAAATTCCAGTTTACTACGATGGGTACGTGTCGTGCGATCCGGCAGTTGTCGATTTAACTGGAATAGTTTTTGGTTATTTTGATTACCTTAGAAAAAAACTAGTAATAGTAGATGAAGGTGTTCTTGGTGGAGAAGGACAAAGAGCATTAACCACTGACGATATAGCTAATTGTATAGTTAGAAAAGAATCCTCAGTATACACAAACCCGTATACTGGCGAAGTAAAAAAACCTTACATGAGAATTATTGATAATAACTTACCACTTCTCATAAACGACCTTCTTGCTAACCATGATATCAGATTTAAAGCTACAAAAAAAGACGGAAAAGAAGATAAAGTGAACATGGTTAGGATGATGTTTAAACGTGGTGAGATAGAGATCCATCCCCGATGTGTTAATTTAATAGAACATATTCGCAATGCTAAATGGAAACCTAATAGAAAAGAATTTGCTAGAAATAAAGGAAATAAAAATAAGAATATTAAAGCTAATCACTCAGATTTACTTGATGCGCTCGTGTATCTCGTTAGAAATTTGCAACCTGAAAAAAATCCCTATCCAGAAGGGTATTTCGAATTATCAGGAAGTAATGTTTACCAATCACACTTAGGAAATAAACAAACTAGTCAACAAACTTTTATGAACTCAGTGATGAATCGGAAAAAGTAACAACTAGAAACAGGAGATAATATGAGTTCAGAAATATATTTTGCTGCAGACAAAGTAGAGAAAACCGTCGAATATTTATCAAAGAAAGGTTCTAATTGGTTTAATCACCTATATCATAATAGATACCTTGAAAAAATTAAAAGAAGCTGGATGTCGTATCATGGAGCCTATTTTACTGATAATGGTGGAGATGGACATCAAATAACTTTCGGAGGAGAGCAAGGTGAGTATGTAAATATTGCGGTTAATCACTTTAGAAATATAGCTCAACATATGTTAGTTATGGTGACATCAACTCGACCAGCTTTCCAAGCACGATCATCTAATATCGACCATAAATCTCAAGTTCAAACATACCTCGCTCATGGCATCCTAGAATACTATATGAGAGAAAAACGACTAGAAAGGTTTATTAAAAAAGCGGTTGAGTATGCTATCGTTCTTGGTTCGGGTTTTATAAAAATGGAATGGAACTCAACTAGCGGTGAAGTATACGATACAATAGACTTTGATGAAGAACTAATAGTTGACTATGATGAAGACGATAACCCTCTTGACGAGAATGGTCGTATTCTAAAACCATTCCCAGTATATCAAGGTGATGTTGAGTTTGAAAACCTATCACCTTATGATGTTATTTTTGATAATACAAAAGAAAGCGCAGAAAACCACGATTGGGTTCTTACTAGAACGTTTAAGAATAAATTCGACATTGCGGCAAAATATCCAGAAAAAGCTGAAGAAATAATGTCTCTAAAGTCTAAAAACCAAGAACAAAGTGGGATACGCGCAACGTTGTCGTATATCGATGATACCGTTGAAGTTCCTGTGTATGAGTTTTTTCATAAAAAAACAGAGTCCATTCCTGAGGGCAGGTATCTTCTTTATGTTGATACTAATATCGCGCTTATGGATACTCCCATGCCTTATAGAAACCTGCCTATATATAGGATATCTCCTTCGGACATATTAGGTACACCTTATGGGTATACTTCAATGTTTGATTTACTTCCAATGCAGGATGCAGTAAATACATTATATTCTACAATTCTCACTAACCAAAATGCGCACGGAGTTCAAAGTATTTTAAGTCCAAGAGGTAATGACGTTAAAGTTTCTCAGGTTGCAGAAGGTATGAATTTTATCGAATACAACACAGTAGATGGGGCTCCAAACGGAGGTGCACCTACTTCATTAAACTTAACTCAGACCCCCGGAGAAATCTTTAACTTCCTACAAATGATAGAGAGAGCAATGGAAACGGTTTCTGGTGTTAACTCTGTTGCAAGGGGTAATCCTGAAGCTTCACTGAGGTCGGGTAATGCACTAGCATTAGTTCAATCTCAAGCATTACAGTTTCTTTCAGGTCTGTCTCAATCTTATATCCAATTGATTGAAGACCTCGGTACAGGCTTAATTAAGCTAATTCAGGATTTTGCAAAAGTCCCTAGGATAGCCGAAATTGCAGGAAAATCTAATCGAAGTAAGATGAAAGAATTTGTCGGAGATGATGTTAATAGTATCACTAGAGTTGTGGTTGATGCCGGTAATCCTCTTTCCCAGACGACAGCCGGTAGAGCAGAGATGGCTTCTAATCTTTTACAAATGGGACTAATAAAAAGTCCAGAAGAATATTTCGCAGTGCTTAATACTGGTAAACTAGAACCTTTGATCCAAGGTCAACACGACGAACTGTTATTAATAAAAGCAGAAAACGAAAGACTGGTTGATGATAGTAGTGATGTTATTGCAATTGATACCGACGATCATGCTTTACACATTAGAGAGCATAAAATTGTACTTGCTGACCCCGATGCTCGACTAGACATCGAATTAGTTACAAGAGCACTAGCTCATATCCAAGAGCACGTTGATGCGTTGAGACAAGTTAACCCAGATCTTCTTAGTATAATAGGAGAACAACCTCTAGCTCCAGTTGGAGGTAGTCCTGTCAATCCTAATAATGCAGCAGCACCTCAACCTAATCAAGCACCCTCTCCTGCAATGGGAAACCCCGGAGCAGAGTCCCAACAAGCATCTAATACCTCAGGGATGCCTAGAGTTGCACAACCACCAAAGGTAGGTTAATGAAAGATAAAAAGAGAGTAAAGACGTATTTAGATAGTGATGTTGTTGAAGTAGATGGTTCTGAATCATTAAAAAGTCCCAATACAGCTCGGAAAAAAGCTTTGGAAAAACTAAGAGATAAAACAATGACGTCTGTTATGAAGAAATTAGCGAAAGACTCAATCCAAGCATCAGAAGATGGTGACACAAAAAAAGAAGAGAGGATATTAAAAAAACTAAAAAAATTAAGAGAACAAAGAAAATTCGAAGACGACAACACAGCATTTTAGTCTCATACCAATAACGGCTGAGACATGTTTACATATATAAATTGTAACATAGGAGAAGATTATGTCGAATGAAGCAGTAGATTCAGCACCAGAAGAAGTAACGGAAGTTTTAGAAGAAACAACAGATCTAGAAATTGTTGACGATTCACCTAATATCGTTGATTCACCTGATATCGTTGATTCACCCGAAGTTGAAGCAGAAACTACCGAAGAGTTTCAAGAAGAAGTGGCAGAGGCTATTGAAGATGGTGCTTCGGAAGAAGAAGTTAAATCAATGGTACGTAAGTTCCAATTAAAAGTTAATGGTAAAACAATTGAAAGAGAGATTGATCTTTCGGATGAAGATGCCGTCCGACAAGAACTTCAAAAATCAGCAGCTTTTAATCACACAGCCCAAGAAGCTGCAAAATTAAAAAAAACGTATGAAAATGAAATTGCCCGACTACAATCTAATCCTTGGGAAGTATTAAAAGAGCTAGGTCTAGATCCAGAAGATCTTAATGAAAGATTCATCGAAGATCGAATTGAAGAAATGAAAAAAACCCCAGATCAACTAGAGAAAGAAAAGATGGAAATCGAACTATCTCAAGCACGCAAACGTCTTCAAGAAATTGAGAAAACTCAACAAGACAAAGAAGAACAAGAAAAAATAGCAGAAGCTGGAGCGCAATTAGAAGAAGAAATCATTACTGAATTAAAAGATAACAGTACTTTACCTCCGACACAAAAAACTATGGCTAGGATTGCAGATGCACTGTTACATGCTATGGATTATGCTGAAGAGAATGGATATGATGCAAGCGGAATCACTGTTGCAGATATTATACCTGAAGTAGAAAAAGAAATTAGAGCAGAGATGAGAAGTTTCCTAGACAACGCACCAGAAACTATGATGGAGGAAGTTATTGGTAAAAAGAATATCGAAAGACTTCGTAAAAGTCGAGTAGATTCTATAAAGAATAACCCAAAGCAAACAATAAAAGAAACGGCTAAGGTATCGAAAACAGAAGATTCTTCAAAAGAAAAACTTAGATCTTCTGACTTTTTCAGGAACTTAGGACGATAATTTAACAACTAGCATTAGAGAGTTATTGAAACATAACTAGGATTCATACATACCCTTAATGGATTGTTAGATACCCTCATGTGAATATGACAATTTAATCATAACACACTTTAAAACAAAAATCTATTAGGAGATTAATAATGCCACAAAATAACGATTTTCAAACACTTAACGCACACTTTAAGGATATCTATGCTGATAAGATCGTAGATCTCATTCCTGAAGGCGTTAAACTTTATAACTCAATTGCTTTTATCGGAGCTGAGAAACAAAACGGTCTTGACTACGTTCAACCTGTTTCTTTAGGTCTTGAGCACGGTTTCACTTATGGTGGACAAGATGGTACAGCTTTTGCTCTTAACCAAGCGGTTGCTTCTACTCACAAAAGAGCCCAGATTAAAGGTCACGAAATGGTCCTTAGATCTTTTCTTTCTGTTGGTGCCGCTTCTCGTTCAAGCAACAGTAAAGGCGCTTTTGTACAAGAAACTAAGTTTATTGTTGAAAATATGCTTAAATCATTCGTTCGCAGACTCGAAGTACAACTTATGTACGGTCAAGTTGGTCTTGGTGTAGTCGAAGCAGTACAAGGTGCTGGTGATGATGTAATAAAAATCGAAGATCACGAATGGGCTGCAGGAATTTGGTCTGGTACTGAAAATATGCCAATTCAAATTTATAGTGCTGCTGGTGCTCTTAGAGGTGAAGTTGCTGTTGTTTCTTACGACTTTGACGCTAAAACCGTTACAGTTGGGACAGATCTAACAACTCTTTCAGTTGCTGCTACTGACGTAATCTTTTACAAAGGTGCAAAAGACAACGAATTTGCTGGTATTCACAAAATCATCACTAATACTGGTGTACTTTTCAACATTGATGCTTCTGCATACAATCTCTGGAAAGGTAACGTTGTAGAAGTTGGTACTGATTTTGCTGGTAACGAAGCTGTTCTTTCTTTCGCTAAAGTTGAATCTGGTATCTCAAGAGCAATGGAAAAAGGTCTTGCAGATGAAGAAGTTCTTCTACTTTGTAACCCTAAATCATGGTCTAACCTTCTTACTGAGCAAGTTGCTAAAAGACAGTTTGATAGTTCATACTCTGATTCTAAACTAAAAAACGGTTCAAAAGAACTTGAGTTTACTGCTCAAAACGGTACTATCCGCATCAGCTCTACTATTTACTGTAAAGAAGGATATGCTTACATGATCTGTGAGAAAGACTTCATGAGAATCGGTTCTTCCGATGTTACTTATGAGCGTCCGGGTCTAGGCGGTCAATTCCTTAAGTTAATGGAAGGTTTTAACGGTTACGAAATGAGAATGTACACAGATCAAGCGTTATTTACCTGTTGTCCCGGTAAAACAGTACTACTCACATTCATTAAATCATAATAGAATACGTCCTGTATTCAAGTTCAAGAGGGGAGCGTTCTGTTCCCCTCTTTTCGTATTATTTAACAACTAGTATTAGAGAATATTAAAAGGTCCACTATGTCAATCAAGTTACAAATAGGTAATACTACATATAATTATCCAGTTCAAGGTGAAGGTAACGGTCACGGAGAAGACGCCACAGCATGGGCAGAAGGTGTAACAGCGGCTCTTGCCAATTTCTTAGGACCAAATGATATATTGATAAGTGCAGCAAACCTAGCAAACAATTCTATAACTCCTCAAAACATCCCCGGATTAGTATTTAACACAGGTGAAGTTCAACATATAGATGTTGAATATCTCGTAATCAGAACTTTTGATAGCGGAGCTTCCGTTATTACTGAATCTGGTCCAATATATGGAAATTTCAATGGTGCTGATTTTAGAATTAGTATCGAATCAACTGGTGATGACACTGGAGTTAATCTAGATATAACCTCAGGTGGGCAATTCACATATACTTCCAGTGACTTAACTGATCACGTTTCATCATTGATACTTTTTAAAGCCCAAACAATAGATTTATAACGGAGAAATAAATGACAATTAAATCGAAAAGATTCACAAAAGGCGTTATAACAAAGCCTACTACTTCTGCTGCAACAGAAGAAGGTGAAATTCGTAACGACTCTGCTGATAGTAAACAAAAGATTTTTACTGAAGGCTCTGAAAGAGAGATTGTCACGAATGATCAAACGCAAACACTAAGTAACAAAACTCTAAGTTCTGCAGACAATTCAGTTACAATTGACGCAGATACTGCAACAGTGTCTAACCTAGAAGTAGACAACCTAAAATCAGGAGTTTTGACTACCGATATCAGTGTTGCAGGAACTGATACTGAACTTCCCTCTGCTGCTGCAGTTAGAACTCACGTTGCTTCTGCTATCGCAGGCAAGGATGACGCTTCAGAGATCAGTTTTGATGACACAAATCCTAATGTGGCTGGAACTGATGTTCAAGCTGCTCTTGATAACGTTGCTAACAGTGCTGCTGCTGCTCAAGGATCTGGAGATTCTGCCCAATCTGATATAGATGACCATATTGCTGACGCAACTGACGCCCATGCAGCTTCCGCTATCACAAACACCCCCTCAGGAAACCTAGCTGCCACAGACGCTCAGGGTGCTCTAAATGAACTTCAAACTGATATTGATACCAGAGCTACATCTGGACAACTAGACGCTCACATAACCGATGCTACGGACGCTCATGCTGCGTCAGCCATAGAGTATGTTAATACAACATCAGGACTTGCTGCTACTCAAGTTCAAGGTGCCATTGATGAAGTTGAGGGAAGACTAGACACAACCGAAACTGTTGCTTCTGATGCTGCTTCTGGGTTATCTGATCACTTGTCGGATGCTGTAGATGCTCATGACGCTTCAGCTATTTCTAATGTTCCTTCTGGTAATTTAGTTGCGACTGATATGCAAGAAGCTGTAAATGAACTTCAAACTGATATTGATACCAGAGCTACTAACGCAGACCTAACATCTCATACGGGAGATACTTCTGGAGTTCACGGTGTAACTGGCGACGTTGTTGGAACTACCGACTCGCAAACACTCACAAGTAAAACGATACAAGGCGCGTCTTTAGAAACGCCCATTAGAAGTGATGTAAAACAAGATACTAAAGTAAACTTAGAGGTTTATGCTATTGGTGCTTCAAACGGTCAAATTGTCTTTGCAACTGATGAAAAACAAATGTACCAAGTTGTTGATGCTGAATTAATTTCAATCGGAGGTTCTGGTGTTGGTGGAGTTGATATATTCCACGTAGAGAGGTTTGAACAAACAGAAGCTGTTGATGCTACCACTGGTAGTGATGCAGCGTTTCTTGGTGGAGGAGTTGCCTCTGCGAGTCCTGTTAACGAAGAAGTATCTCCTTTAAAAGGAGATCGTAGTATAAAATACACTCAAGTAGCTGGTTCATCTATGGACTATTTCGCTTTTCCTGCCTTTGCTGTAGATATCAAAGAGCGTGGACAATTAGCAGGAGTTAACATCTCCTCTACATACACTGGTAACAATAATGAAGTAGATTTAATTGTATACGATGTAACTAATTCTGCGGTTATAGCCTCTGCTCCACTAAGAGCAAATGCAACAGTTAAGCCTACTGAATTGGTATTTAATATACCAGAAACTTGTACCGAAATGCGTTATGGTATTCAAGTTATCACTGAGAATATTGGTGCAGTGTTGACTATTGATGACGTCGAATTTAAGGTTAACCCTCTTGCCCCTACAGATGTTTATGCTAGTTCGGAGTGGGAGTCCTATACTCCAGTCTTTCAAGGTATAGGCACCCCCTCCCTCGTCGCAATCGAGTGGATGAGAAGTGGCTCTAATATGAAAATAAGAGGGACTTTTACAACTGGTACACCTACAGGAAGTTTGTTTCAGCTCGGTCTACCTAATGGTTTAACAGTCGGAGGGGAAACCGCTCTAGTTGTCCCTACGGGAAGGCTATTAAGAGCAAGTAACTCAAACACATATCTCCATTTCTTGGCTACAAAGGGCGACTCGTTTATTGAACTTGGGAGAAGCGACAGGACAGTTTCAACGGTACAAACTTCCCCCGTAACTGGTGGTACGGTTTTTGGTACAGGTGAGGCTCAGACCTTTTGGCTTGAAGTACCAATCGCAGGCTGGTCAGACTCAGCCCAAGGTGTAGTGGTAATGGGGCGCACAGATTCTAGCAGCGTGGAGAATGATTTTGCTTTTTGGGTAACGAATAATGGAACAGCCGTCATTAGCGAAGAGTCCATTGTCGGAACCTTCGGAGTATCTAGGTCTGCCACAGGAAGCACCTCTATAGCATACCCAGGGTTATCCTTAACAAAGATTCCATCTGTAAGATGCACAAGTGATGATTTTGGGAACGTAAATGCAGAGATAAAAAATGTAACGACAACTGGCTTTGACGTAAGGACATATATTGCCAGCTCCGATGTTGACGTAGACGGAAACTACCATTGCGCAATTACGAAAATGGCACCCGACTACATAAAAGAAACCGAGAGAACGATGGTATTTCCTAACGGTCTTGATCAACCTACTTGCTACGTTAAAGACGTTAAGATAAACGATAGCGCAGGGGGAACCTTTACATCAGGAGCGTGGCGAACTAGAGATATAAATACCCTAGAGGGAGACTGTTATTTCTTGTCGCTATCTTCAAATCAACTTACTTTAGATTCGGGCAAATACACCATTGAGGGATATGGCCCTGCTTATTTTGTTAACATTCATAAAACAAAAGTTAGAAATATTACAGACTCAGTTGATAGCATTATTGGCGGTACTGCTAGAGGAGATGATGCTAGTAGTTCCGTGGCAATGCCGACAAACTCGCCATTCAAAGGAGTACTAAATATTAGTGTAGCTAAGGTGTTTGAAATTCAACACCGATGTAGCAGAACTCAGTCAACATCAGGCTTTGGTCTCGCTTCAAACTTTGGAGTAAGTGAAGTTTATACTCAGTTAAAAATCACAAAGGTCAGGTAATATGAGTAGCATGGAGGTCGTTTTTTATCAACTAGAAGGGTGTCGAGCTTGCGATGCAGCTAAGCTACTTTTCGAGAAGCTAAAAAACGAATACAAAGAGTTTACCTTTACTGAGGCATCTCTTCCTGTAGACAAGATTGAGCTTTACATAGCTCATGCAGAGTTAGAGCCTGCAAAAGAATACTTAAAAGACGACAAAGGTGAGGTATTAAAAAACCACTCAGGTCGTCCTTTTTCAAAGGTGCTAAAAGACGAAGAAGGCAATGACATACTAGAGCCTATCTACGCTGCTCCTTCTTTTTATTTTGTTAACCCAGAAGACGAAGAGTTCTTAGGTAAAACTAATAACCCTACAGAACTAAAACCTCTACTTGAGCAAATGAGAGGTTTACTAAATGAGCAAGATTAAAGGTGGTATGAAGTCACTATTTACTATTGCTAAGAACGCAGCTACTGGAGTAGATCAATCTGTACCAGAAGCTGTTAAAGAAGAAAGAAGAGCAATTTGCGCAGGGTGTCCTAGGCTAAAAGCTACAGGACAATGTGGAGAGTGTTTTTGTTTTATAAAAGCTAAGAGCTTAATCAGACAAGAAAAATGCCCTCTAGACAAATGGTCTAGTTGGGAAGAATAAAGGAATACGTCTTGGATACTGCTGAGTGGACCAAAAGATTTGAGGCGTTAGATGATATCGAGGAGTTGTTGGTAACAGCAGCTCCTCAGTATCAACCATACGAGTACTTTAAGAAATATATACTAGAAGAAGAAGATAAAAAGTTAGCAGAAAAACGTTTAAAGCTTTTAGAAAACTTAAGCATATCATGTGAAGAAGACAAACTAAAACTAGAGCTGAGACGTTTAAGAGAAGACAGGGATGTTCTTTTAAAAGAAACCGACTGGACTCAACTTGCTGACAATCCTCTAGATTCTAACAAGAGAAAAGAATATAGGAAGTATAGAGAATATTTACGTAATTTACCAGAAGATATAAAAAAGGGTAAATTAGAACGTAAGCTGATGGAGTTTGATGGGTGGAAGAAGTGGGTGGAATCCGTTAGACATATACCCGGATATGAAAGTTATACATAATCCACAATGTGTCACATCTGTACAATAAAACTGTAATCTATGTGTCGAAAAGCTAATGTGACCAAAAGTGAAATTAGCATACTCAACCACATCGTGTCTTTTATTATAACAAAAAAAGAAGAGTTGTCAAAAGAAAATGTAAAATATAAGTAAATACCAAAGGTTAATAGATAATAGGGAATATACGCATATGGAAAAGATTAAAAGAGTCGGTAGGTTTTTTAGAATACTAGATAATGAAAATAACCTGTCTATCTCAAATATCGCAGCAATATTAATGCTAGGGAAGATCATGGTAACCCCTGCACTAGGGGCTAATGATATAGGACTAGCCTTAGTTAGTTTGATGCCTTATGTCACTAAAAAACTTAAGAAGGAATCATAATGGGTAACTTTCTTGACGCTATTGTAAAAAAGAAAATACTAGAAGGTCCAGAATCTATTAGTTCTGACACTACAACTGAAGATTATGATATATCTGGTGTTGAGAATACGTTTTCGGTTCAAGTTGATTATTTGAATGGAGTAGGACTTGATATGGACCTTTACCTAGAGGTTTCAACTAATGGTCAAAGTTTTTCTAGGATTGATGAGTCTGTTCAGAATGTAACCGATGCAACAGGAACTCATATTTGGGATGTTTCTGAAATGGGTGTTAATTACATTAGAGTTGCTTTTGTTATTAATAGCGGTTCGTGTGATATCGAAGTAGTTGAGTTTTCAGGTAAGCGGAGGCATTAGGACATGGCAAACACGTACAAAAGACTTGGAATAGATCTATTAGCTACAGGTGGCACTGACATTCGAGTTAAGACTAGAATCTCTGATAGTAGCTCTGGATTCTTAGATGATAAAATACAACCTGCGTTATCAGGAAAAATAACCAAATCAATAGGCAACCCATTTGGCAACGAGACCCTAGTTTTAGATGTTGATGAAACTGTCATTGACCATGACCTTCTTTTAAATTTTGAAATAGAAGAACATAGAGTACAGGATGACGCGCAAACAACAACATCAACTTTATGGTCTTCTCAGAAAATACAAGATGGATTAGATGAAAAAGTAAACAGAATATCTCCAGTTGCAGATAATAGATTATTAAAATCTGTTGGAACTACTGGGGTTGACATGGAACAAACGTCAATTACTGTTGACGATTCTGGCAATGTTACTGGCATTCAAGACATGATTGTAACTGGTGATCTCACTGTCAATGGAACAACAACTTCAATAAACTCGACTAATTTAGATGTCTCTGATGCAAATATTACAGTAAACGATGGAGGAACTGAAGTCTCTGCCGATTTAGGCACTGCCGGTCTAACTGTTGAAATGTCGGATGCAACTAACGTTGCTTTGGGGTTCGATTCAACTCTTACTTCTAAAATGAAAGTGGGCGAAGTTGGCGATCTAAGAGAAATTGCAACGACAACCCATACTCAATCCTTACTCAATAAAACTATAGACCTAGATAGTAATACAGTCAGTAATATCGAGTTAGATAATTTCAAAACAGGAGTTATTGATCTAGATGATACTCTTTCTACAGCAGACGATACGAAAGTGCCAACATCACTAACTGTAAAAAATTACGTAGATACTGCAGTGTTAACTAAGGACGAAGCTTCAGAGATTACGTTTACTCCCGCAGGCGACATCATAGCAACCAACGTTCAGGATGCCATTGAAGAAGTTGACAATGAAAAAGTAGCTATCTCTAATTTTAGTTCGCTATTTGGTATAGATTTTGCTGCCGAGGATACTGATGGTCTCAGTGAAGGAATCGCTAACCTTTATTTTACAGATGCACGGGCTAAAACATCAGCAGTGGTGAACTCCACAACAGGGAACGAAACAGATCAAGCTCCGTCGGTTGACGCAATAAAGACATACATAAACAACGCAACTCCTGCTGGATCTTTAGCCAAGGCTAGTGGAGATATAGATCTAACTAGTTTTATAGGAGCAAACAACGTAAGTGGACTTGATGTGACTGGTTTACTATTTGATAAACTTGTTGTTAGGTCTTTTAAAGCCTTAGTATCAGTAAGTAGAGATGCAACTTTGGATCTATTTGAAGCATTCGAGATTTTAGGACTCAATCGTGGTGGTGTCTGGGAAATCTCATACTCCAGCTTGGGAGACTTATCTGGGGTAACATTTGACATAGACAACGATGGTCAAGTTACGTATGATTCTACTGATATAACAGGACACATATCTACGGAATTGTCATTTAGAGCACTCGTAACTCATATATAATGGATAATAATGTTTATAGATAAATACGGACTAACAAATTCAAAACCAGATGAAAGTGGAGCTGAGAATGGACTACTCTGGACTCTACAACATATACTCTTAGAGGAGAGAAAAGGTAACGATCAGAGAGCCAGAATTGCTATTTTAAAGCGTTCTATAGAAAAATGCAGGGTAGGACAAGGGTTGTTCATGCAAAACCCCTCACACGTTGAATTTGGAGTTGCTCACAAAAGAGACACTTATATGTCTCCTGATCAATTGATTGCCATAATGTTAATTAGTTACAGGGAAGACTGGGTTTTTCATAAAGAGATCATGGCTGAAATAAAGAATCAAAAGTTGTTTTTTTATAATAACGTTAAAGATAAAGAAGTAAGATTGATACACCCGAGAGACTGGGTTTTGTACGTAGCAGTAAACTGTCCTATTATAGGTGGACTCCTCTTGCCTTTATTGGGAGTAGCTTGTATTATTGCTTGCATGAAATCTAGACCTCATACCTCTGGAAAACTTTTAACATGGGTTAAAGTCGAGATGTTAAAGCGTAATTTTTTAAGTATGCGTTTCGCAGGATTAGTCTGTGATTTTCTAATAAAAAGAACTCACGGAAACTGGAGTGATGTTTTCTCAATATATTTCCCTTTAGTTGATCATCCTATTCAGCTTTCGGCAAAAGAGGTATATAGTGGTAGGTAGACCAACAAGGAAGTATGCTAGTAACTTAGACCCCGGAGGGGTCTTAAAGAATGTTCACTCTCAAGAAGCGGACGCTTTACGTGTCATCGATACTGACAATATCGTAGGATCTTATTGGAGTCATGTTGTTTTAGCTTACGACGGTAATGACTCAGTAGAAAGTGCTGATTTTTACTATGATGAAAAAAGAGGAATATATAACTTAACTACTTTAGCTGATGTTGCTGGAAGTTTAAATAATAAAACATTTCTTATTAACTCGGGACAGAACGAAAAACAATTTTATGTTTGGTATAATGTAGGAGGGACAGGAGTAGATCCTGAAATACCCGGTAGAACAGGAATAGAAGTGCCAGTGGCTTTCAATGATCCTGCAGGAATTACAGCCTTAGCAAGTCAACTCGTTTTAAATAACATACCAGAGTTTAATGTTAAAATGTTACTTGGTAATAAAATACAAATAGAAAATGAAGTAATAGGTCAATCTAGTATTTCAGATTTTGATACGGGGTTTAATTTCGATACAATACAGGATGGTATCTCAAGTTTAGTAAAGACTTACGATTTCCCTCAACAAAACGACATTAAGTATGTTTATAATCCTTATGAAAAAACCTTTGAGGTTATAGATACAAGTCCTATTGAAGTGACTTTAGAATCAAGTTCGAGAACTCCAACAATCGTAAACCTGACGGTGCTATTGGCTAATACTGAACAATCAATAGCACTACCTGATAATACCAAAAAATTTACTATAAAAGTAAGAGAGAACGATACAAAACTAAAAATAAAATATGACGCAGCAGGGAGTTTTCTTGAATTAAAGAGGGCGATTATATATACAGAAGATAACCTTTTAACAACTAGCGTTACGATATTCTTTGAAACAAATAAACCCGGTAAAACTGTAGAATTGGTTTACTGGACATAACCTTAGGGAGGTTTTATGAGTGTAATTGGAAAAGACCAATTAATTTTCGATCCAACAGAAATTGCAGATAGTGATTCTGTTGGTGCTTATCTTCGTTCTTCGGACGGAACATTACTGACGCACACAAACACAACAGGAGCAGTACAAGCGCTCGATGTTAATTTAGCAGGATCTACTGGTGGTATTTCTATAGTTGATTCTGATGGTGATGAATTAGATGTCCAAGCTGACGGTTCTATTAACGTTAATGCTACACTGGACAGTCCGGTTAAGTTTAGACTAGATGGCGCTGTTGTTGAAGTTATCGAAGACAGCATAACACCTGCAAACAACCAACCTCTGCCTGTGAAACTAACATCAGCTACTGGTGATATTCAAATTACTGCTGGCGACCTTAACGTTCAACTTGAACACACTGGGGCTAACTTTGATTCACTAAGAATTGGCGACGGCACCACTTTAGCAGGAGTGTCAACAAATACAGACCTTAAAGTGGTTGATAGAGCAGCAACGGGGTTTGCTACTTCTGCAATAAGTGTTACAAATGTTGCAACTCAGTTAGTATCGTCAGCTTTAACCGAAAGGAAAGAGATAACGATTCAAAACCTAGATAATAGAGCCGTTTTTCTTGGAAACGCCAGTGTTACGATCTCTAACGGAATTAGAGTTCCAGCAAGAGGTTCGATTACACTGAAAGTCGGTTCGGGACTAGACTTTCATGCAATTTCAGCTTCTGGTACTGCGGATATTCGTATTTTAGAACTTGCATAATTTTAATTTTAGGGGTATTATGAAGATGCCCCTATTTTTAATTTAACTCGGAGTGTTTATGAAGTTTGTAAAGTCGGATCATTTAGTTAGTGGTTATCTATTAAAATTAATAGCACAAAACGTAAAATTAGATAATTTAGATTGTGAAGACGTATCTAAAGCATATCATTCCTTTAAATTAGTTCAGGATTTGCAGAGTAAAATAGCGAATGCACTTCAAATAGAAATGTCTTATGATGAGCTTTGTTTGGCGGTAAAAGAAGAAAACAGTAAAGTAGTTGAATTTGCAGAAGAATTAAAACAAGAAAACAAACTTCTAAAAGAAGAATTAGAAAAAATAAAAAAACCAAAAACTACAAGAAAACGGACAAAATAAAATGAGCATACAAGTATCTGGAGAATTTGATGACACTAACTCTGATCTATATGAGCAAGAAGTAATTTCGGTAGGTATTGTTCAAGTAGAGGCTATAGGAGCCACAACTAACATTGATGAAAGAGAATTTGTTAGAATCTATAATAAGGGAACAAAGACTGTATACGTTGGTCCAACGGGATTAACGGTTGCATCAGGAGAACCTCTTTTAAAAAAACAATGGATTGAAATTGCAATTAAAGGGCAATCGGTTTTTATGATCACTGACAGTGGAACGGTAGATGTCGTTGTGACGGATCTAGGATGATAAAAAAATCTCAGGTTGCAGAATCTATTCCTTTTGATAACGATAGTAATGGATTTGCTTCCGATGATGTACAGGGTGCTATTGAAGAACTTAGTACTAAAGTTGCAACATCGGCTTCTCCGGGGTTCTCATGGGGAAGATCTGGTAACATAAGTGCAAATACATGGCTCCGTAACGAAGGAGTTTCTTCAAATAGATCGGGTCGCGCTGTCACGTTTAATAATGCAAATATTGTTAGGATCTATATATCAACTGAAAACTTAAATACTTATACTCTCACAATATACGAACACGAGGGAGATTCCGCCAATTTAACAATACTAACTACAATCTCAGTAACGTCGTCTAAGGTAGGAGATAGTGGAACAATATCAGTACCTGTTACTACCGGTAGGCAGTTAGCGGTTAGGCTAACTGGAGGATCAGCTAAAAATGTGGTAGTTGGTATAAACTTATCTGGGAGTAATTCTTAATGTCTAAGATATTAAAAAACACCACGGGGACCATCATAGATCTTAATGTTTTAGGAATAGACATTCCAGCATTGGGTGAAATAGAAATAAATGCACAAGATTACATATCTCTAGCAACAGTAGATTCCGTACTAGAATTAACTCCTCTTATAAACGCAGGAGAGGTTGTAGTAAATGATGGCGTTTCTGACCTATCATCGACAGAAGGAATTAACTACGTTTCATTCCCTAATTTTGCAAATTCTGTAAGATTAGACAGTTCTAGTTTCGTTTCAAAAGACGTAAGAAGCGCACTAGAAGAGTTAACTGTTACTCCAAACGAATTTGGTATATTTGCTATATGGGCTGAAGAAAACGGAGGACTAGCTAATAATAGTTTAGAGTTTTCATTCGGAAACGGATCAACAGGAAACATAGGCGTAACTATACCAGTAAATGCTAGATTGTTTGCTGTATCGTATCAAGCTGAAACTTCAGGAACGAACACAGAAATAGCCGTAACTCAAAACAACACAAACGTGGCAACCACAGGTTTACAATCTAATAACTCGGGTTTTGTAGAATTGCCTGCTCCGGTACAATATATCGCAGGAGATGTCGTAAACTTTAGAACGGTAACTGGAGGAGGCGCAGTAGACGTTAGACCTTGTGCTTGGTTTAAAGTTCCAATAAGCACACTAATGAACCTAACCTTAGATGAGCTTACTGATGTTCAAGTACCGACTCAGACAACTGGAGAAGTTTTGCAATATAATGGATCATTTTGGGTAAACTCTCAACTAGACAAAACAGATGTAGGTCTAGGAAACGTAGATAACACAAGTGATTTAAACAAACCAATATCCACAGCAACACAAACAGCATTGAACCTAAAGTACAACAACTCTAATCCGCAAGGCTATGAAACTCCTGCACAACTGAACGTAAGGGATACTAATAATCGAGCTAGATCTAATCACACAGGGACTCAACTATCGTCAACAATCAACGACTTTGCTGAAACAGTTAGGTCAACCATCTTAACTGGATTATCCTTTGCGAACACAACACTAGTAACAGCATCGGATTCTATACTTGTTGCAATAGGAAAACTGCAAACACAACTAAATTCAGTAGTATTCGGAAGAGACGCAGACAGTACAACGAGAATAGCAACTGTGACTGTTACAGGAAACTCCTTTGTTACTTATGATGAACTACCTTTTACTGTAACAGAGTCTACTGGAACTAACACATACAGGCTAAACGCTGATTTCTTTTGGAGCCATGGCTCGACAGCTAACGACATATTAGTTAGAGTATTACTTGACGGAGTAGAAGTCAAAGAACTAAGGATAGAACCAAAAGACAGCAGAGAAGATCAAAGAATACAAAACAATTTACTACACTATGCTGAGAACTTATCAGTAGGAAACCACACCTTTACGTTACAACTTAGACCTGAAAGATCAAATAGGGAATCTAGAGTGTATGAAAGTGTCATAGAAGTTTGGAGAACAAAATGACTAATTACAATTACAACATTTCTTTGGCTACTTTAAATAACAAAGTAGACATGGTTCAACTTAACAAAGAGATCGTAGAGTCTTCTATAACTATAGCATTAGCTAGTGTATCAGCGGCAAACGATAACTTAGATATAAACTTTAAAGCACCCTTATCAACCGAAGAAGAGACCTTGCTAGTCGCATTACTTAGCTCACACACAGGAGCATCCGCACCTGACAAGTCAGTAGTTAAATACGAAGAGGTCATTCCCCAAGGTGGAGACAGGGTGTCCGATAAGGGCATTATCTTTACAGCAACAGCAGGAACGACCACTAGCTTTGATTATACAGTGACATCAGACTTATTTGTAAAAGACGGACACCTCATAGCGTATGATTTTCATAGAGATGACGTTGTATCAATGAGCATAGCTCACCCAGTATCAGGGCAGGATATCCACTTATACCTAGATAGTATTCCTATTGATATACATAAATCAGATAACACCGTGGGATATGCTCACGCAAAAAACAAAGCCATTACTGAAACAAACCTCTTAGGTTTAATAATTAGAATAAAATATACATCAAACGGAACCACTGATGTTGGCGTAAAGGCAACAGTAAGAGCGTACGTAAAATGAGACAATTAAACATAGTATTTACAAAGTCCAAAAAGAAATTTGCTATAGGTTCTTGGCTTATAAGACTTTGGACTAATAAAGAGTATTCACACGTTGCCCTTAGAATGGACAGTCCTATATTTAAGTATGATACTTTTTATCAAGCTTCAGACGGAATGGTAAACTATATGTCTGAGTTGCAGTTTATTAAAAAACACAACATAGTTAAAGAATATATAATAGAGGTTTCTGATGAATTGTACTTAACAATTAGAAATGAATGCCACGAGGAAGCAGGTGCTCCTTATGGCGTTATGCAAAATGTAGGAATAGTGTTGGTAGATATACTTAATGTTTTTGGGGTTAAGGTTAAAAACCCTTGGAAAACAGGAAGAAATTGTTCCGAATTATTATATCTTCATGTTTTTAAACACTTAGGAGATTACGACCTAGACGCTGATTTAGTAAAACCGCACGATATAGAAAGTTTAATAACAACTAGAAATAGGAGAATCAATGAAAAATAACAATAAAGCTAGAAGAGAAGCTATTAAATCCTTGAAATCAGAAATGAAAAGAAGCGAGATGCCAGAAGAATTGAAAGGCAAAATGGCAGTAAAAGTGGTAGCCGATGATGCCGAAGGACTAGAAGAAGGACTAGAAGCTGCCGAAGACACAGTAAAAAGTATTAAGTCTGGAGACATGAAAGACCTCATCAAGGCTGCAATGGAATCTAAGAAAAAATCTAAATAATAAAGGTATAAAAAAATGGCTAAACCCTTAACATCTGATGATTTAATCAGATCACTAAAAAGACGCGCTCTGATACCAACCGACCAATCTACGTTTGAGTCAGAAGATTTTTTAGAGATACTGAACGAAGAGATTAGTACTGGGATTCTCCCTTACTTGCTGGAACAACACGAGGAACATTTAGTTAATTATGTTGAAATACCTGCAGATATTGAAGCTCCCTTTCAATATGAGATTCCTTATCGCTCAATAGGTAACAAACTTAGAGATGTTGCATACATTGACAGTGCTGGAAATCCTTCAGAACTGTCAAGAGTTAGTCTCGAAGAGATATCTGATTACACTAGTTCTTATTCGACAAATCAAGCATCGGTTTTTTATTTAGAAAACAACAACGTAGTTATTCCTTCATTGTCTATTCAACCTAATTCTAAATTACGCATGTACTTCTATTTAAGACCTAGCGATCTAGTTCTAGTAAAAGAAACAGGAAAAATTATAGGAATAACAAAAGGAACTACAGAAACGGTTATAACGATAGATAACTTTCCTGATACCTTTGCAAATAATCCTTTATTTGACATAGTAGGTAGTAAGTCTCCTAATAAATTGAAAAAGTTTGATATACAAGCAACCTCTATAAATAAGAACACTAAGTCAGTAACTATTAATAATGATATGTTACCTTCTGATTTAGTTTCTGGAGACTACATATGTCAAGCCGAAGAGTCACCATATCCCCAAATGCCAACTGAACTACATGCAATCTTAGCTCAACGAGGGGCTTTACTTTGTTTACAAGCGTTAGGTGACACCGAAGGCTTAACAAATGCAACAAGAAAACTTATGAAAATGGAAAAAGCAGTAACTAACCTAATAGATAATAGAGTGGAAGGTGCTCCGCAAAAGATCAAGCCTCGCCATAGTCCCCTTAGAGATGCAGTAAACGGAAACCGTAACAAATTTAGAGGTAACTAATGCCATTTACACTTAACGCAAAAGGACTGTACACGTACAAAAATGAAACGACAGTTCCTGATGGAGCCATGGATATTGCTAATAATATCATAATAGACGAAGATGATGTTATCGAAATTAGAAGAGGTCAAGCTGAGTTTGGTGATGATCTTCCTAACATTGATGATCGAGTGAAACAAGTTAGTGAGTATAAAGATTTAATTATTAGACACTTTAACGATCAACTACAATATGATAACGGTTCTGGAGTTTTTACTGATTTTATTGGTTCATATCAAGAACTAAAAGCTGGTCTTAGAATAAAATCATTAGAAGCAAACGGTAATTTTTACTTTACAGAAAATAGTGGCATTAAAAAGATATCAGCAGTTAACTCTTCCCAAGTGACTGTTGATTCGATAGAAGAAGCAGGTGTACCTAGGGCAGTATCTTTGGAGGCGTCTTTATTGTTTAATCAAAGCGGATTTCTTCCTCCTCAAAGTAAAACCGCATATAGAGTTTTGTGGGGAAAAAAAGATAACAATAGTAATTTACTCTTGGGACACCCTTCAGAACGTTTCGTATTAACTAACACAAGCAACTCGGTGGAGGTTTCAGAGACTTTTCAGATAACATTCACATCCGTTCCTACAACCGCAGAGTATTTTACTTTTTCGTCAAGCGTAAATGATTATTTTATTTGGTATCAGTTATCGGGTACGGATGAAGAACCTCAGACAGCAGAAACCTTAGGAAAAACTGGTATTGAAATAAATTTATCAAGTCCCGGTCAAACAAACTTGACTACAGCATCTAAAACAGCTGACGCTATATCTAATTTATTTGAGTTTGAAGTATCGATTAGTTCTAATGCAGTTCAAGTTTCGGTAGTAGAAGCAGAAAACGTAGACGACGTTGCTGACTACGAAACATCAGGAGGACCGGCTACTAATTTTACTACTACAGTTTTAGAACAAGGATCAGTAACAGAGGGAACTTCTGCAAATACAACTGTTAATTTTAGTGTTCCTTCTGGAATAGACAATACCTATTTCTATCAAATATACAGAACTACTTCAGTAACAGTCCCTGACGGATTAACCCTTGATGATATTGATCCGGGGGACGAAATGAATTTAGTATTCGAAGGAAATCCGCTAGATTCGAACGGAGATCTCTTAACCGAAGTAACAATTGAAGATATAACACCCGAGGATTTTAGAGCTTCAGCAGCTTTTTTATACACGAATCCTATATCTGGAGAAGGCATAACTCAAGCGAACTCTAGACCTCCAGTAGCAAAAGATATAGCACTTTTTAATGGTTCTACGTTTTTTTCAAATACTAAAACAACTCATAAGTTAACTTTTAACTTAGTTTCTGTTCTTTCTTTTACATCTGGAGTTTCTGATTTTATCATAGCTAACGACCAAGTTAAAAGAAAATACACAGCGATAGGTGAAACTCAAGTTCAAGATATAGAAGTAAACTCTAATACAATAGGCGGTAAAGGTTGGTTAATCGACTCAGCTAGAAACCAGAGGAAGTATTTTGTTTATTTCGACGAAGATGGTAATGACCCACTACCTACTGATTCTGAATTCGATAATAAAATAGCAGTTAGGGTCCGTTATAATAGTGGAGATTCTACTGATGATATTGCAGTAAAAATAGCAACAGCACTTGCTACTACCGGTGATTTTGAAATTTCAGTTTTAGGTTCAGTTATGACTATAACATGGTCTAAGAATGGTATCGTAACTGAAAACGCTAGGGATTCCGTTTCAGAAAGTACAGGGTTTGTATTTTCTGCTCCTTCTACAGAAGGGGATGGAGAAGACACTGGCTTGCAAGAATTTCTTCTTTCTAATCAAATATCAGTTGCCGCAAGTATAGATGAAACTGCTAGAAGTATAGTTAAAGTTATTAACGCAGATAGTCTATCCCCAGTTAATGCTTATTATCTTTCCTCAGCAAACGACGTTCCGGGGATAATCTTGCTAGAAGCTAAAACATTAGTAGATGATACATTTTACATAGCGACATCAGACCTAAACACACAACCTAGTTTCGACCCTAGTTTAAATTTAGAAAAGACTATAACATCAACCACATTAGGAACAGCTACTAACATTGAATCCGTCAGTCATGGATATGCAACAGGTCAAACTGTTTTTGTTGAAAACTTAGCTTCAAGTCCTATAATTAGAGGATCGTTTTTGATCACTAAGATAAATAATAATAATTTTACTATACCTTTTGAAACAACAACAGACACCCTCAATGAAGGAGAGGTATTTTTAGGAAGTAACTTTTCTGATAATGAAGAAAAACCCAATAGGATATACTTCTCAAAAAGCAATAGACCAGAGGCTGTCCCTATAGTTAATTTTATTGATATCGGTCCTAAAGACAAACCGATACTCAGAATACTACCTCTAAGAGATAACTTATTCGCATTAAAGGAAGACGGCATATATATCATATCTGGAACCTCTGCTCCCAATTTCACTGTGAGGTTATTGGATGGGTCTACGGAGCTAAAAGCTCCTGACAGTGCTGTTGTGTTAAATAATGTTATCTATGCTCTTACTGATGAAGGTGTTGTTAGGATTTCAGACACTGGAGTACAGGTAATATCAAGACCTATAGAGAACTTAATAAAAAATGTAGTTAATAGTAGGTTTAACTTTTCTACTGTAGCATTTGGTGTATCATACAGTTCAGATAGAAGTTATCTTTTGTGGTTACCAACGAATGAAGAGGATACGACGGCAACACAATGCTATAGGTTTAACTCTTTTACTAGAACTTGGACTAGATTCATTATAGACGCTACTTGTGGTATGGTAACTAGTAGAAATGATAAATTAATAATAGGAGCAGGTGATAGAAATACACTAACTCAGGAACGTAAAAACAACAACAGAACAGACTATTCTGACAGAGATTTTAATTTAACATTATTACCTTCAGGAGTTTCTTCTAATGTATTAAGCGTAAGTACAGTTTCTGAAGTAGAAAAAGGTGATGTAGTTTTTCAAAATCAATACGTTACCTTATCTGTGATTAGAAGGCTCTTACAAAAATTAGATATCGATAACGGAGTATCTAGTTCGAATTACGAACAGACTATTCAATACGCTGCAGGTACTAGGATTAGTAATGCGTTGGGTGATATTAATGATAAATTAATTACTGATGGTATATCGGTTACGCCTGTTGTATACAGTAATGACATCGAAACACAAAAAGATCAATACAACGACCTAATGCAAGAATTGAATATTGTCAGTTCAGGTACTTCTTTTAAAGATTACTCAGAAGTATCACTTCTTGTTTCTTATGAAGTAGTCGTTGATAGCGTGACAACTCAAGGCAACTTACTTACTGGACTTTTCGATACGCCATTCGTGGAAGGTTCTATAACAATATTCAAAGGGATACCAGTAAAAGTTCAATATGCCCCAGAACACTTTGGAGACCCAACACTGCTAAAACAAATAAGACAAGGAACAATCTTATTCGACCAAAGTGCTTTCTATGGTGGGTCTATAGCTTACGCCAGTGATCAATCTGCGTCCTTCGTCTCTACTAATTTTAGTGGACTGGGAATTGGTGAATGGGGTACACCTTTTTGGGGTACAGGTACTTGGGGAGGCTTAGGTAACGATGTTCCTTTTAGAACTTTAATACCTCTTGAAAAGCAAAGGTGTCGATATTTGACAGTCCAAATTAACCATCTTAATGCTAGGGAAATAGTCAGGATAAACGGAATTTCTTTAATGGTTAGACAGATTAGTAACAGGGCATATAAATAATGACTAGACTATCAAATGTGCAAAGACTTAGGATAGAAGATTTTGAAGAAGAGGATCGTGAGTTAGTAGCTAAGTTTGCTGAAATATTTAATTACTTTATGACACAGACCGTTGATACTGTTAATGGTAGGTTGGACTACGACAACATAAATAGAGAGTTAATAACGATAGACGTGACATTAGATGGATCTGGAAACTCAATAAATCCAATAACTTTCAGAACTGAAACCGGAAATACTATTAGAGGTATTGTTGTTTTAAGTGCTCAAAATCTTACGAATAGGGCGGTATTCCCTAATGCTTCACCTTTCATTTCGTTTGAACCTACGGGCAATTCACTATATAAAGTCAATAAAATTACAGGTTTACCTGCTTCTAACCGCTTTCAACTGTTATGTGAAGTCATATACTAGGTTGAAATAACAACTAGATATAGGATATTATACGAGGATTAAATGGCTTACATACCAAAAGAGGACGACAACGAAAAGTCGGGCATGGATATACTTGCCCCTCAGTCTAACGCTACCCAACAAAACAATCAACCACAAGCTCAGAATCAAGATTTAAACGTGTCTGGACCACAAAGTGCTACTGTCGGTAACACTAACACCCAGACTGCCCCCAAGGCACCCTCAGGAGCTTCTAAGAAAGCCTCTTCAGGTATGTTCACTAATATCCAAAAGTATATTAATCAAAACAAAGCTGGGGCTCAGAATATGTCCCAGAACATTCAAAAAAATACAGGAATGCAAAACCAGAACGTTCAAAATGCAATAAGTAAACAAAAGAACGATTTCATGTCTAGGGTCGAGTCTAACCGCAATAGGATACAAGGGGCTCAGAACTTTGGTCAACAAACGATACAACAAGCTCAAATTCAAGAAAGTACCCCTATGTTACAGCAACAACAGTCGGATACACAACAGAGGTATGATCAGTTTAATCCCAATCTTACAGACCAAACAGCAAATATAAATCAAAATAAACAAAACCAAGCTACAGAACAAATAGCTTACGATCAATCACAACAGGCTTACAATCAAGCACAACAAAACTTTAATCAACAGGCGCAGAACTTTGGACAACAGTTAAATCAACCAGTACAGTCTGGTGAGCAAATGACATATAATAGATTTCAAGAAGGCGTAAGAGTGACCCCTACTTACTTCGACAATGAACAAGTTCAACAAGGACTTGCTTCTGGAGATCAAAACATGATTCAAGCTGTAGATCAGAGTTTACAGCAAGATCAGACTAGAGTTAATCAAATAAACGAACAACTACAACTAGGGACAGGTAATCCGGGACTAATAGATGAACTGAATACTTTGACTGGACGTTTAGACTCTTTTCAACAATACAGACAAAGCCTAAACGCTCAACAAGAAGCACAAGGTCAAAATCAAACACAGCGGGGCAAGTTAGACCAGCTTCAGGATGAATATAATAGAGCACAAGAACAACAAAGATTATTCCAAAATAAAAACCAACTTCAAACTGAAATGGCTGCTATTCAGGAAAAGATAGATAATGCTTCTCAAGAATTAACTCAGGATGACATTCAGAGATTTAATGACCTAAGAACTGGCGTTGAGAGGTTTGATGATGCTATACTTAATTTAACCACGCAGCAACGAGAATCAGATGAACTTTCTAGTTCAGCGGAACTATCTAATACCAGTGAAGGAAGAAGAAACCTACTAAGACAAAACTTTGGTCAGCAAGGCGGGTATACTTCAGGTCAAGCTACTCTAGATAATTTGATATTAAGTGGAAATAAAGAAGCAAGTTCTTCGTTAGTTCAGGGTCTAAGAGATCAAGCACAGAACACTCAAAGAATGTTGAAAGATGCTTTCGAGCAAGGAAGGATTAGTCAAGATGAACTAAGACTTGGAACTGAGAATTTACAAAAAGAATTACAGCAAGGACTAGACACAGCAAACGAAACGCTACAGCAAGATCTAGAAAGTAGAGTTCAAAGTGGAGAAGGTAGTTACATAAAAGAACTACAAGATAAATTACAATCAGGTCAAGGACTCTCAGCTCAAGATAGAGAAATACTAGGCATTACAGGTGAAGAAAGATACAATTTAGACCCAGCTACGTTACTAAATGAATATGATCCCACTCAGTATAGTATCCAAGACGTAGCTAACTTGACAGATGTGGCTAGGGCGCAAGCCCTAGCTCGTCTATCAGGTAAAGATAATCAGGAAATGTTTCTTAATGAAAATGAAATCATGGCTCGTCAATTAAGAGGTGAGGGTCAAGAACAAACTACGACTTTAGGTGAGCTGAGTAATAACGATAGAAACTCGGTTATGCAATTTAAAGATAAGTTAAGATCGGGACAACAATTTGAAAATCTAGACCAAGCACGAAACGAAATAAAATCGAGTCTACAACAACAAGATCCCGATGTTGGTATAATATCATCCAATATCCAACAATTAGTAGAAAAAGGATTTACAGGTACAAACCACACTGATGTAAATTTAGAGGACGTTGTTAACGGAGATCCAAATGCTATCGGTCTCCTACGAGATGCTGTTTATTGGAACCATGTGGGACAAAATGGAAGACATGGAGTATCAGTTAGTGCTGATCGAATAAGAAATGCGGTTATTTCTGCACTAGAAAAAACACAAGCTGCCAATGAAATGTTTAGTGCTGGAAATAGTAACGCACTAAGAGGCGAGTCTGAAAGTTCGTTTGTTCAAAGTGATGCTGCTAAAACAACCCTTGGGCAATAATGAGTTTGTATTCAGATTATATAATGGAACGTGAAGGTTTTGGTTGTTTTGAAGATAAGGACTCTTTTGTTACATATAAAAAAATAGATGACGCATTATATCTTAGGGACATGTTCGTTTGTTTTGAAAAGAGAAAAACAGGAATCGCAAGAAAACTAGTAGAACAGACCATAAAAATAGCAAAAAGAATGAATTGTAATAGAGTAATAACAACAATAGATACCACAACTAATAATTGGGAAGTTAATAAAAAAGGTATAGAATCTGCAGGATTCACGCAAGTAAATAATGAAGAACTTCTCTATTTTGTTAAGGAATTAAATAATGGGTAAAAAGACTAATGAAGCTGAAGTGCAGGCAATGAACGCTGCTATAGCTGAACAGAAAGCAGCTAGAGCAAAACTAGAAGCCGTAGCAGAACCTGACTATAATCAGATGGAAGATTACATTCGATCTATGGCAGCAGAACGTCCCGGACTAATGGGTCTATATCAAAATATAGATAGAGAAGACTCTGCTTTAGAAGACATCGAAATCGACCCTAGGTTAAAAGACGCTCAAATGCAGGCTCTTGAAGGGTTATCTGAAGCTGCTGAATCAGGGTTAACCGAAGAGGACATGGCTCAAAGAAGATCACTTCAGAGAGAAGTAAATTCTAACGAACAAGCTAGACAAAAATCAATACTTAGTGACATGGCTCAACGTGGTGTGGGGGGTTCAGGATCTGAACTAATTGCTAGGCTACAATCATCACAAGATTCGGCACAAAATGCAGCAGAGGCTGGCGATAGACTCGCTATGGATCAAGCTGCTTCCAGAAGATCAGCTTTACAACAAGTAGCTAATGCATCTACTGGAATGAGATCACAGGAGTATGGAGAAAAATCAACAGCAGCAACAGCTAGAGATCAGATTGCAGCTTTTAATGCAATGAACAGACAAAATACAAATTCTCAAAACCTAAATCTTAGACAAGGACAAGAGGACCAAAGGTCGCAACAACAACAACAAATGTACAGTAACTTAGGTAATCTACAACAACAACAATTTGGCAATGAAATGCAAAAAGCCGGTGCTTATGTAAATGCAACTCAACCTATTGCTAATATGACTGCCCAGAATGTTAGTAGAAGTCAAGGACCGGGGGGGATGATTGGTACATTAGTAGGAGCAGGAATTGGTGCAATGTCGGGGACAGGAGCAAAAGGAGCTTCAGTTGGTGCTCAACTTGGTGGAGCTGTTGGTGGAGGTATGCAAAGTAATAACTCTGGTAATTTTGCTGATGGAGGACTTTCTAAAGATCAAATGGACGGTAGGCAAGCTGAAGCCGATTACATGAACGATCAGAAGTTCGGTGACGATCCGTATAAAAAAGCAATGTTCGGAGAAAGAGGTACAAGAAGCACAGCAGAGTCAGCAGGAACTTTAATGTCAGGTCTAGAAGAACTAATCGGTAGAAGTCCTAAAGCTAACCCGGCTGAAGCCCCAAAAGGTAAATCAGATCTAAATATGGAAGCATTATCAGCTATTGCAGGTCAATCAAACAAACCAAAAGCTCAAACGAGACAGGTGAACATATCTAATGCGCCTGTAGTTAATACTAAAGCTTTATCTGGCTTAGGAAGTCAACGATTGATTGCTGCTGATGGGGGGACTAAATACTCAGATGATAACCTAAAGAAGTTAATAGACAGTAAGACTCAATTGAAACAACAAATGGGAGAAGACTACTATAACGCAAATAAGTACAAGAAACAAATAGATGAGCTGGATAAAAGTATCATAAAAAACATAGAAAAAGGACATCAGTATAATAACGGTGGAGTTTCTAATGGAATGGCTTACAATGATGGAGGAGAAGGCACTATTATAGACTCAGGTACTGATAGTTTTTCAGGGGATAACTTACCTGATCGTATAAATGATGGCGAAATGGTACTGAACATGGAACAACAAGATCGTATTAACGACATGTTAATGGATTATAAGCGTTTGAAAAGTGAGATGAGAACTGATACAATGGTAGACGAAGGTGCGAAAGAAGTCAATCCTTCTCAACAAGAAAATCTTATGGCAGTAGCCAGAGGTGAGCTAGAAATTGAGGATCTACCGAATGAAAGAATTGTTAAAGAACCTACAGGTGGCATGGGTGATCTTATGTCTATGCTCAGTAAACGCAAGAGGTAAAATGGAGAAAAGAGACCCCGCTTCATTGCAAAAGTACAAAGAGATATTAGCTAAAAGAGAATCCAGTAACAATTACAAAGCCAAGAACACTCTAGGCTATATTGGAAAGTATCAGTTTGGTAAAGATGCCCTAGTTGATACTGGATACAAGGATAAAAAAGGTAACTGGACAGGAAAGGATGGAATAAAGAGAGAAGAAGACTTTTTAAATTCCCCAGAAATCCAAGAAAAAGCTATGGATGACCATATTAAACTTAGTCGAAAATATCTTAAAAATAAAGGTGCTACTGATTATATAGGTAAGGACTTTAACGGAAGGAAAGTATCAGAGTCAGGACTTGTTGGTGCGGCTCATTTAGTGGGAGCTGGGGGTGTTTCTAAAATGCTAAAAACAGGAGAGGTTCCTACTGATGCATATGGTACAAAAGCAGTTGAGTATTTAGATTTGTTAAATAATATCCCATTAAAGGATGAAAAAGAAATGGATAAATTAAAAAAATTAGAAGACTTAAAAAATAAACTTAATGGTTTAGGAAGTGCCCCTAAAGTTGAAGTAGAATCAGCTAAAGATTATGATGATGGAGGGTTAATGTCTAAAGAACCTGATAATATAGAAAAGCTTATAGAGGACTATCGAAGAGAAAAAGAAGAATACAATAAGAGACAATCAAGTGCTGATAATATGTCAGCTCTTTCTTCAATAGCTTCTACTTTTGACAAATACTCACCAAACAGTGTAGCTTTGAAAGCTCAACAATTTGATGCAGGACCAGCTCCTAGTCTCAATGAAACTATCAATATAGCAAAACTACAAGGATTAGGGAAAGACCCTAATATGACTCCTTATCAGAAAGAATCTTTAGATTTAAGAAATAAAGAGTTGATTTCTAAAAATAAAAGATTAGATAAAAAACAAAAGAAGGAAGAAGGCTTAACTGAAGGACAAAAAGCCGTAGATAAAGATTACGCTAAAGAATATAACAAATTTACAGCTACAGGTATGAATAATGCATCAAATACTATCGCAAAGTTAGAAAAGTTACAAGCAGAAGTTGCAGCAGATACAGGCTTTGGAGAAGCCGGAGGAACTAGATTTCCTATACCTGACGTGTTTAGAAGTAGACTTGCTATTGAGCGTAGAGATGATGCTAGAAACTTTGCTAATAAAACACTAAAAGAGCTTTTTGGTGGACAGCTTTCTGATGCGGAACGTGAGGCTGCTGCTAGAGAGTTTTGGAATGACGAGTTGGATAATAAAAGTAATGCTATAAGGATACAGGGTAAGATAAAAGAACTAAAAGATAACTTAAAGATGCAAACTAAAAAAGCTCAATATTATGAAAAAAATAAATCCTTATCAGGTTTTGCTTCTGTTGTAGGCGAAAAAAAAACAATGCCCGTAACGGTAAAAAGAAAAACAAAAGACGGAAGGACTGCATTATTTGATGCCGAAACTAAAGAATTTATAAAGTATGAGGATTAATATGGAAACTCCAAAATGGGACGACACTGAAGAAATAATTGAAACCCCAAGTTGGGATGAAACTACATCTTTTGATGTAAATGATGTTGAAAGTATAGAACTTAGAGAACTTTCGGATTCTCCAACAGACGAATCTAATTTACCTAGTCCTAATGTTGGTGTTCTTGAGGCAGATTTAATAGGTCAAGGCGTTAGTGATGTGGTTAACAGTAAACCCGTTCAAAGTCTTAAAAAGAACGTAAAAGCTGCAGGAGCTTCAGTTATTGGAGGACTTCCTTTAGGTGGGTTAGACTCTTCAGACGTAAAAACGTTATACCAAAACGTTGATAGGTACAAGGAGATTAAGTCTAGTCCGGGTACGCTGGGTGACGATTTTGCTAAATTCAATAAAAACGTTGAAGATACGGGATACACAGCAACTAAGCATGTTGGAAATGTAATGGACGCACAAGGGATACAGTTAAAGACTGATGAGTTAATTGATGAACTTGAACAAAAAACAGGAGGAGCTTTATTTGAGCCTGACGAGAAAAAACTTCAAGAAGCTAAAAAAGGAAAAAGAAGGTTAAAGTCTGCAGAAACTAAAAGAACAAAAGCTCAGGTGGAGCTTGAAAAACAAGCAATAGTAAAAGAAAAAGCTAATAACTTCTATGAACAAAAACTAAGAGATATTGAAAATAAGTCAGTAGAGACTGATGATCGTATTAGAGAGTATGAAGCTAATAAATCAAAAAAAATGGATCTAACTGTAACTAAAAATCGACAGATAGCTGAGATAAACGATCGTTTATCTGAACTTAGAGATGAAAAAGTAGAATACCAAAGAGCAGGTGGAAGTAGAGAAGCCATCTTCGATATAAAGGAACAAGAGAATAAACTAAAAGATGCTAAAAGAAAACTAAGCGAACAACTAAAAGAAGATTTTGAACTTATCAGAAAAGACCAAGAGGTTGTTGATGATCTAAAAAAAGAAAACATACAATTAAAAAAAGATAAAAAACAATTAAGTTACGATAAAAAAGATGAATTTAAAAGAATAGGAAGTAATACTAAAAAAGCTAATAGTAGACTAGAAAAATTAAGTTCAGATTATAAGGAAGCAAAAAAAGCAGCAAAAGTTTCTTCAATAAAAACAAAAAACCTATCACCAGAGGTTGATTCTTTTATGAAGACATTAAAAGCTAGAATTGGTAATAAAAAAGTACTAAAAGGGTCAGATTTACACTCTTTACGAAAGTACTTAAACAAGCAGTATGGAAAAACAGGATCTGATGAAGTTAGAAAAGCAATGAGAGAGGTCATGCATGAACTGTCTTCTTACGCTCAACATGCGGATAATAAAGCTGCAAGGGCAATTAGCGATAGTAAGTCCTTACTAAGAGACTTACCTTTGGAATCTGTTGACGATTTTACCGAAAATAGAAAAGGTACTAAGATCAGACAAAAGACTACATCTAGCAACTTTAACAGGGGATTAGCAGGACTAATGAGTGTTGAAGAGGGGGCAGAGCTTACTGCTAAAAGCGATTTAATGGATTTATTAAAAAGATATAATAGACAGGACTTAATAACAGATGCTGAATTAAATAAAATACTACAATCAACTAAAGAAAATAAAGCTAGTATGTTAGATGCTCTAGTTGCGGTAAAGACTGGAGGTATGGCAGTTGCCCCTGCTGAGAGATCTTTAAGAAGTACAGCAACAAAAGTTCAAGAAATGGCAACTAGAGGAGCAAAGTTTGCAAGTAAAATAGGTAAAAACCCACTAGTCAAAGGACTAGGAAAAGTTGCATTAGGTGCACTACCCCTCGCCACATTTGCTGCAGATTATGCTGAAGCAGGGGATGAGTTTGGTCTAGAAAGTCCACTAGCGAAAGGAGCCTATGCTGCAGTGGAACAGTTAAACCCAACACCAATATCAATAGCTGCAATGAACAGACAAGCCCCTCATCGACAAGCTAAAGCTAGGGAAGCAGGTAAGGCTAATTATGGTAGTTATGAAGCCGGAACCCCTTTAAAGCAGAAACCAGACCGTCAGGTAGTGGCTAAATTAGAGAGTCTCAAAAGTGATGAGAATATTAATTTCGTTTCAACTAAAATGGCTGAAATGGACAGTCCTGCTGCTCAGGATTTTGCTAGGGTACTATCAAAAATTGAGGGAGAAGGTCAAGGTAAGAAAAATACAACGTTGATGGGATTATTACAGCAACCAGCATTTAGAGAGCTGTTACGTAGAGTGGAGAAAGAGGATGAAAGTTGATAATAGAATAGAGCGTATTGAAGATAAGTTAGATAAAGTGCAGCATGATGTTATAGAAATGAGAATTGACATGAAACACATGTTACCTAAAATCGAAGAACATATTGCGGGTGACAAAAAGATTATAAATGAATTAATTCCTGTTCTGGAAAAACTTCCACTAATAGTAGAAATAGCTGAAATACATCAATTTCAAGAATTAAAAAAGAAAGAGAGAAATTTAAAGGTAAAGTACTGGTCTACAAGATTAGGTCTTATTTCAATCATCATCGGAGGAATCGCTGGAATCACTAAGATCTTGGGGATAACTCTCTACTGATTCTGGTAAAAAACTACCTCTAAGTCTTTTTTCTACTTCCTCTATCATTGCATCTTGAGAATCATATATGTCAGTCGAAATAAGCTCCCACATTTGGGCTATAAATGAATCGTAATTTTCAATGGTTAAATCAATTAACATTCCTCTGGATTTTAAATTATTATAGATACAATCATTTCTTGTGTTGTTGTCTTTATACAACGACCTTTGGTCCTCTGATTTATAGTTTAACACTCCTGCTTCTTTTCTTAAAAAATCTAAACACTCTTCAATATCACTAATTTTTTTCTTATAGTACTTTAGTTTATTATCATTTTCATGTTCTTTTAGTTTAATTTCTTTTTTTCTTTTAGCAGCTTTCGCTTTGTATTTTCCTTTTCTTTTTGCTAGTTTTTTTGTTTCGGGTGTAGGATTGAACTTTTTACTCGAAGTAACAATTGTCTCCCCATAGAAAGTATCTAACCATTCCTTTTCTTCTGCTGTCATTGGACGCATCAATTCGTTTCCATTATTGTCGTATATTCCGTTTATGTAATCAGTTTCAATGTAGTCCTGTCGGGACTTCAAATTAACCTCTCTACTGAGGTTAGGGTATTTATAATCACTTCTCTTCTTTTTTGTCATTACGCATCCTTGCCCAAATTTTATCATACCACAGTCGAATTCTACGTCTTCTTTTTGACTCTGGAGGTTCCAAATTAGTTAAATAGTAACTATATCTACCTGATTTTCCTTTTTCAAAGTAGACAGTCATTCTCCTAGCAAACTCAATTGGTGAAACGAATTTACAATAGTTAGTTCGACAATAAGTAACATAATGATAATATAACACGAAAAGAGGAGTTTTACAACCCCCCCCTCTAACGTTACGTTTTTTTAGGTATCTATATACTGTGTTTTGTAAGGAACTAATATCCTTCAATGAATCGTTTGACATTTTTTAGTGGTACTCCATACGTTTCCATTACATCATTTCTGTTACCTGCAAACAGTACAGAAATAACTTGACCTAGGTTATTAACAATAGGTGAGCCCGAGTTACCTCCCCTAGAGTAAACACTAAACCTAAAGGCACTGTGCTCGACAACTCCTGCAATCGACATGGAAGAGTTCTCTTTTCTAAAAATCCGAACAGGTTTACCGTCCTTTTTACTCGTTATAACCGAAATATTAGCTGTTTCGATATACTCGCCTTCAGCCACAGTAAGTGCATACAATTTAGGATGCCCAACGACGTAACTTAGTTCTCCTGTAGATACTTTGTCAGCAATAATCAGAGCTTTTTTAAAGCCTAGGTTATTTTCTACCAAACATAGGTCATGTTCTTCGCTAATTTCAATGACTCTTTTCTTATATTTACGTTTTAAACCGGGGAACTCCACTATCAATCTCTGAGAAGTGTCCTGAAGCTTACAAATGTGTTTGTTAGTGAGAATATAGGTCTTTCCTGAAGAAGCTCTTACGACGAATCCTGTGCCTCCTGATGGGTATCCTTGAGAGGTCTTGCCGAAGATCCTAACTACGGCACTGCCAGTGTCTTGTCTCATTTTCTGTTTGGGGGTTCTAGGGTCGCCACTGCAGGCTGTGATTAAAAATGCTAAAAGAAAGTAAACTACCCTCATTAAAACCTCCGTTTCTTTGGGTGAATAAAGACCACTTTTTGGTCAATGTTTTTTACTGCAACTGACTTACAGTCAAAGCAGGTATGAAGTCTCTCAATATGCTCTTGAGACTTAGATACATTGTACTCTAAACGACATTTGCGATTTGTACAAGTGAATTTTACGGTTTTAGACATAAGTTTATTCCTTTTGCATAGTTTTCAATGGCTTGCAAGTTTGTTCCATTTATTACCATGTATCTATTTTTTCCTAGACTAGGATCAGTTTCGCTAAGTTTCTTTCCGTCTTCCCAGCATAATTGAATACTTCTAATTGCTTCGCCTATAGGGGGTAGTGATTTTATCTCTGGAATACCATCATGTTTGGTCCTGAATACTCTACTAAACGTCCTTTCATACTTAGTCTTTTCCCATTTTTTGGTTTTCATAAAACTAGGTAACTGTTCAATAAAACCGCCACAGATGTCATAAAATTGTAAACTAGGTCTAAGATGTATCTCAAATACAGTACCCTCTATGTATTCAACATTAATTACTCCTGTATAGTCTTGAAATAGATTCCTAACTAGGTTAGCTACAGGAAGAGGTAGAAATGGGTTAGATTCAAATAAAGTAATCTCTCCGTAGAAGTTTGTGTGAGTTGTAAACGCAAATGAGTCCTTTATCGTCCCTTCTAGTATTACGATATCTGCAGTGCCTTGTTGTCCAACCATAAATTCCTGAGCAATCATCCCAGACCAGTCTTCTATCTCGTCTTCTGAATTAACAACATAACAGCCTTTAGATAGACCATCAAAGTTTGTTCTAGGTTTCACTATATAAGGGTAAAAAGAATTATCTGGTATCTCTCTTTCAAGATCGTAGGTGGGAAGATTAGTAAACTTAGCTAAAGCCTGCTTATCATAAACCCAAGAGAATTTAGGGTATCTTTGCCATGCGTAAAAATCATCCCAAGCTAGTAGATCTTTGTCTTTTAGATCTGTTATATATTTAGCTTCCCATCTGTTAAGTCTTTGCATTTTCTTCAACCTTTCTTTTCTTTCGCCATTGTTTTCTTTGTTCTCGTTCTTCTTTTGTTTTCATATCATGGCAGGTTTTACAAACTTTTTGCCAATTATCATAAGGACAAAACATCCTTTCGACAAGAGTGTTCCAATCTACGAACCCATCTTTAACGTCTATCACTGGGTTTATATGGTCATCCTTACATTTTTCCATTTTAATATTTTGTGAAGGAAACTCATCCTTAAGTTTCCTGAAATTGACTTCAGAAGTTCCATCATAACACCAATAATTACAGGCACAACATTCCCATGTTGCAGGGGCTCTTTTAGCGGCTGCTGACATTTCCTTTCTCGGCTCCCACCCATAAGTTAATTTTCTGAGAGCGGATATAATTTTGGGTTTCATTTTTATAGGGTCTATTTTACAAACTCCAGAGCAAGAAGTGCGCCAGCACAAAAAACTAAGACATTTAACGATATAATGCCCACAGTAGAACGTAAGAACTTTACTACAGTCAACTCAGGTTCAAAGGTAAAAGGCTCTACCATATTGTAAGGAAGAAACTCTCCTGTGTCAAATTGTTCTTTTGTGATCTTAAAGCCTGTTTCTTCGTTCTCTAAAATGTATGGATTTATATTAGTTGCAATACTATCTAGTACATCAGTGACTTGGTACTGTTTTTCGTGAGTATTGTGTGACATAATTAAAAGAACAGCTCCATGGGGGTATTCTTTTCTATCAAGGTCAGCTCTAACCAACCCATAATATCCTTGTTTAATCATCTTCTGGCTCCCATGTAAAATATGACATAACATTATCAGAATCGTATATTCTACCATTAACAGGTTCTGAACTCATTATAAGCTCATTTAGGACATCATCGTTAGTTTTTGAAAGAGGTGGTAACATTCCTAACTGTTGTATCCTAGTCAATAACCTTTCGGCTAATTGATAAGCGTTAAGTTGACCCTCGGTTTCCAAGATATTAACCTCTATAATATCTAACATTTCACTTCTCTTCATTTTTATTCCTACTGTACATTTCTTTAAACTTTTCTTTTACTATTTCTTTAGTCTCGGGTTTAGATTTATTTGATTGTTTTTTGGTTATCCTTATTGCGTCTTCTACTGTCATCCCTTCCATCATTCCTGTAATATGGTCGTAATTTCTAGCAAAAGCATCTTCATACTGGTCTAGTCGTCTCTGTAATTGTACGATTTCATTCTTTTGTCTTTTTACTTTAGCTCTCAATTCTCTATTTGCGTCTTTAAGTTTAGCATTATCTTCTTTAGGATAAGTCATCTTTTGAGCCTTTTTATTCATTTACACTCGCTTATGTGTTCGCTATTCTTTTGTTTATTTTAAAAAAAGTACTGGGAAGTTTACCGTTACGATTCTCATATTCTATGCCATTTTTCTTATTGAGAAGACGGTATCTAATTTTTACTGTACCGTCTTCGTATCTGTGATGTACTTTTTTAACAATAAGAACGAGATCAGTATATTCGTTCGTCCATTCGCCAATGTGATTATTTAATTTTTTCAACTAACTTTTCCTCTAATGGTTTAGAAAGTTTTCCATGCAGAAGTCCCGATCCAAAGAATACTACGCCCAAGTAAGCTGAGTCTAAAAAAGTAGACACAATAGAAGCTAGTACTAAAAATATAAACAAGGATACAAAATCTGCAATCCAGTATTTATATTTAGCTTCGATAGTTTGTTTTAATTTATTGATCATTCTTATTCCTTTTTGTTAAGTAAGTATTTAAGGTTTAGTTGCTGGGTTCCAGAGTCCTTTCGGACCGTTTAGGTAGTATTTATTATGTACTCTAATGTTCCAATTACCGTCGATCTTACCTTCTGGTCCAATGTCTTTAGTAAGAGAAAATAGTAAAAAAAATCCAGAATTAATTAAATTCTCTGGGTTATCATCCAATGGTCTTTCTTCTAAAAAAAGAGTAAGTATATTAAAATAATTAAAACCGTGAGCTTCTTTCATAAACTTTATTTTTAATCTCCAGTTGGACATTCTTTTAATTTTGCTAAACATTGAGTTCTCCTTTAAATAAAAATACCATGTTATTAAAAAATAGTCAAATTAAACTTTGGAAAAAAGGTCTAATAAAAGCAGTTATTAAGTCTATACCGCTTATCATTTCAAAGGTTACAGAAAAAATACCAATAGAACTAACTAAAAACATAAGAAAGAAGAATAGAGCAAATGTCCCCATTGTTATTTTTAAAGCTAATTCAAACATTCTGGACCTCATCTTTTGCTTTTGAATACCTATTATCCACTTCGTCACCAAAATCCATAAGATTCTGATACATTATCATAGCATTAACTGCCACCAAAGCTAAGTGGTGAGTTCCTAGTTCTTCGTCTATGTTATCCCCTTGCTGAAACTTTAGGAAATGTCTCATGAGACTATCTGATGCTGTACGAACGTCCATTTTCTTTGCGTAATTCAAATAACCATATTTTTCGTTAGCAGCGGTCATGCTTTTCATCATCTCTAGTATGAAGTCTGGAGATAAATGAGAAAACTGAGGTTTACCTTCGTTGTAACGTAAAGCCCCTCCTTCTGTTGTTGGGGGGGTTTTTTCAATGGCATCTCCAACCCTAAGTTTAGGTTCATCTTTTAATGGAGTTAGGTATTTTTTTGGAATATACCAATAGTTGTCTGGTTTAAGAGTGGACCCTGAAGCTCGAACATCATAATCATTAAGTTTATGGTCTACTATAGTAATAATGTCCCCAACATTAAACAATTCGTCATTGTATTTATTATTTACTTTAAATTTATCACCAACTTTAATACCCATCAATAATCACCTTCCATCATCATATCAGCAAGTCCCAATTGAACTGCCTCTTTTGGTAACAAAATCTTATCAAAATCTAAAATTTTAGTCAAGCCTTCTTTTGTGTACTTTCTCTTTTTCTTATCTTTCTGTCTGTTGTTTATCTTGTCTAAATACTCTTTTACGCAGATGTCTTCTTGATAGTCTAACAGTCTGTTCCACTCAGCTCGGTCTTTGCTTTTACCTATTGCTCCCGACTCCCCGCCGTGAATCATTAAATAACTATTAGCGGTCATACAACGTTCTGTGAACGCTTGTAGGATTACAGTACCCATAGACTCAACCCCTGCGTAACAAATGGCTCTAGAGGGGTTTTTTAGAAGCCTGATAGCGTCTAACATCTTTAACCCAGCACCAACATCTCCACCCTCGGTGGTAATAAGTACTGTGATTGTTCCTGTCTTATAGTTGTCTAGTAAATGTAGAGCTTTTAGGAACTTACTAGCTGATTCTTCGTTAACCTCGTCAAAAAATGTTATTGTTCTAGTTTCTAAACATAAATCGTAGTCGAATAGTTGAGAAATGGCGTCTTTCATGTTACGTTTTCCAAGTTAACATCAAAACTATGGTAAAAACTAGTATTTCTCTCTTTTGTTTCAACATAGTAATTAATCATCATAGCAGGGTGAGAGACGTAACCTAAGTGATCACCAAAGCAGTCATCTGATACTGGTGAAGGTCCGACAATATGTCTGCCGTTATTAGAAACTACCGAAGTGTGGAAGTGTCCTATTCTAATCCCTTTTGCAATGATACCTAGTTGGTTTGCTCTTTTTAGTAGTTGCTTTTCTAAAGCGTTACTATTTGGTTGAATTCCTTTAGCGTGACCGTGTTCGACAATGAAATTGTGACCAAACATATCAAAAGAAGTATACTCTTTTAAAGGTATTTCCCAAGTGACATTGGTTAGCCTTGCTTCAATACATAACATTTCCATAGCTTTATAGATAGTGTAGGTTAAATATCTTTCTCCAGCATTAGTAATAGGTCGGTCCTTAGACTGTCTGTCGTGGTTCCCTGCTATACCAATGATATCTACTTTATGTCCTAACCTAGCAACAGGCAATACTACTTTATAGAAGAACACTCTGATCGATTCTGCCATTTGCCTTGCATCTGAAAACTCACACGAGTGTTGACTATCAGCTCCATGTAAATGTTCCCCTTGCATTAGATCTCCAGCAAAGTTTATTTGTATTTTTGAAATATTATAATCTTTCTCGTGTCTACCGATATCTTTAATTGCATCCTCAGTATACTTCTTTACTCTTTTTTCACAAACTTCTAAATTGTAACTTTTCGTTTTTAATCCAACGTGAACGTCAGATATAAAAAGTTCTACTCCCATATTCTTCTTTTTTTTGCTATACCTTGCCTTGGGTAGATTTTCTTTTTTAACCTTAGATTTTACGATTACTTCATTAATGTCGTCAAGAAAGTTCTCCATTAACGCAAGATGGTCTAGTATAGTATTGTTCTCTTTTCTTAACTTACTGTTTAATTTCTTGGTACTATGCGCTGTTTTGATGTTTTTTAACATTTCGTCAGAAGAAAAGTCGTGATCTTTCCAAGTAGAGTGTAGCTTTCTAACAGCGTTTTCTGTTTTACTTATACCAAACTTCTTTTCAAAATTGATAGCAAGTTGTTTCCAAGAAATGTCGTCTCTATTGCCTTCTTTTACTATAAACTGTAATTGTTCATCCGTGTGCGTATAGCTTTTCATAATTAACTTTCCTTTGCTAAAAGTTTTACCGTGTTGTCATAATAATATTTCATACATATATTTTCCAGAACTGTTCCTTTTCTGTTTCTAGTTTTTCTGATAACCCTAGCCAACATTGCTGCAGGTATTGTTAACGTTAGGTATGCTTTTAGTACATCAATAACTGTAGGTTTTCTTAATTCGAACTTGGAATTTATAATTATCGTGTTGTTTTTAAAGTCAGCTCCTATAAAATGAAGCACACCTCTTTTTTCAAATTCTAAGCATTCATGTTTGTTCATTGTATCTCCAATATATCCTTACTCCAAACCCCAACACACTAATAATTAGTATAACGGAATTGGACCAAGTTTGCAAATTTAGTTGTGTAGGGAAAGATATGTTAGTCTCTATTAGGTCTTGACCTAACAATGCTTCAGACTTTTTTTCTACATAAATGGTGGGAAATAAAAGTTTAATTGTCATAGAACGTTCGCTGTAGGTCTTATTGCTCTCATCACTTGCTTATCTATAGACTGTCCAAGTAGTAATGTAAAAATAACACCAGACTCTTTAATGTTATTTTCCTTTAAGTATATACCTAATTTCTTTCTATGTTCTTCGTTAACTTGATCGTGAACTAGAGGTAATGCTAGTTTTCTTGTTATATCAAAGTAAAGAGCAGTGTATTGTTGTTTTTGGACGCTGTATTTATGTTCAATAACCTGAGCAATCCTATCAAATTCATCCCTAAACTCTTCTGGTATCTGTTCTAGTATTGTCCTATCAACATTACCTTCGACCATAGACTCCCAAAATGTTAGGGGAGAACAACCTTGGAGTATTCTTGCAACTTTTAGATATTCCATTCCTTTAAATTTAACTCTTTCTCCATCCGAAAACCTAACAACAAATCCTTCTTCTCCTGCAGGAATAACTTCTCTTTCTTTGATTAGTTCGTCAATAGAGCTGAAAGACTTCTTTTGAGCGACTTCCATTTTGATTCGAGATCCTATATCGAATAATTCAGAATTTAAATCAATGACATTTTGAAAAGCTCCTAAAAGTATTAACTTTTTATCGTCCCCATAGTCTACTATTATTCTATTTTCAGGATATATAATCTCAACAAGGAGCGTTATGTCTTTAGGGAATCCCGATAGATCGTAATTGCCTAACATACTAGATGCAAATACAGATTGGTCTGAAGAAAAACTCCCTCTAGTGTTGACCCTCCACTCACCATCAAAATGATATATAATACCTAAACTGCCATCAGCTTTTTCATAAACATCGAAATCCTTTCTATGTAATAAGTCTTTTTGTAAATCTAAGTCTAGCTCTCCGTAGTTGAAGAATTTTGGAAAAGCTTGAGCAATAATATTACCTGTTTCGATTTCGTAAACAGTACCTCTTGCGTTTAAAGTATGCTCGTCCCATGCTTTATCGTAAGTGCAAGCATCAGTATAGTTAAAAAGTACGAGTTTTCTGCATGGGGATATTACCTTTCTTAGATGTCCATCTTCTACTCTTTTATCTAGTTCTTTAAAAAGTGTTGTCATATTTCCAGATTACCTCGTCAAACTCGTCCATTAGTGGAGGATAGAAAGACTTCAACATCCTTTCATAAACCTCATCAGGTACTGCCTTACCATTTCTATTCATATTACGCAACTCTAATACTGAAAGAGGTGAAATATACACAATACAACATTTATAGTATTCATCTCCAAAGTGAGAAAGAGATTTTCTTCTACTCTTCTTGTTCATATGTGTCATATCTATAACAACATTATTGTATTGTTTTGCCCAGACATATTGCAGTTGCAGTAACCTATCTATTTCTTTCTGGTCAGCGTTCTTCCATTTTTCATTGTAAGTTCCATTTAGTGAAGAACTTTCTATTAATCCGTCTCTAGATACTACAAAATCGTAATCAGAGATACTAACATGACTTGATTTGCCAGAAGCAGGTAATCCGCATAACAGAGTGAGTCTTTTTGTTTTATCGGAAGGATATCCTCTAGAAGTATATACCGGTTCGTTAACTGAACCCTCTGTACTAGTAAATCTACCTGAATGATCAGCTACCCCAAGCTCATAGAAAGTTTCAGCAGTAAGAACATCATTAGCAAACATTTCCCCAAGTTTGTCAGGTGTTTGTTTAAACACTTGGGTATGTATTGATATTGCTTTAAAAATTGTTAACTTATGTCGGTCAATTAAGTTGCTAAACTTCCAAAAGTTAGCATTTTCTAGAACGTCTAAAGCCATAAAAGCACTAACTGCATCATGATTATAAAAGCACGAATGTCCTTTTTTATTAATAGAATGAACCTTAGGTTTACCAATGTCATGTAGTAAAGTTGCCCATTGTACTAATTCCGATTGATTCTCTGATTGCTTACAGACCATCATAGTGTGAGTCCAAACATCCCCTTCTAAGTGATAAGGATTGAGGTCTTCACCATGATGAGTACATTGTTGCATTTCTTTTACTAATTCTGGATGGTATTTTTGAAACCATATAATTTTCTCTGTCATTGTAGACATTAAAACTCCCCATCGAGTATATTGGCGAAGTTGGGTCTAATCATCTCCGCTGACAACCCCTTTAACATACTAGTCACTATTTTCCTATCTTGTTTTTCTAGGTCCAAGAACTCTTCGTTTTCTACCATGAGGTCTTTTATAACATCTTTATTAAAAGCTCCCAAGATCTGACCAAAGGCTTTCTTGACTTCAACAATTGGACCAATGTAAGATAGTACGTTCCTCAGTCTATTCTCCGTAATGTATTCTTGACCTATCAATACATGCTTCTTAACATGTTCAGGTAGTTCTTTTTGTACACTTTTACCCTCTCCTTTCTTCTTTTCACTCCATTTGGCGTTTTTATTCTTAACAATAGGTCTATCTCCACTAGGGAATCTAACAGGATTGACAGTCTTAATAACCACTCCTTCACAAGTGTTGTTATCAAGTTCAGGAAAACATTTATGTAAGTGACTATTAAAGTCGTTAGGGTAATCTAAACATTCATTTAATTTTCCTCTTTTTAAGATCTCTAATCTAGTTAATCCTGACCTATCAAGCCATTCGTTCATGTGATCGATATTCACATACTCTTCGTTAACTTTCATATCAAAAGCAACAAATTCATTATCTGGTGAATAAAATACACCTTTCTGAACTTTCTTGGCTGAGTTATTTTTATCTACATTATCGTGGGGATATGTTCCTCCGTAAAGTTCACCATGTATAGATATTGAGGTTACGTCTGTGCTTTCTTTATCAAAGAATTTTATCAATCTAACGTGGTTAAATATCTCCAGTATTTTACTTTTATGTTGACTAAGTAAACTATCGGCATTGAAGAATTGACCTATTTCCTCTCCTTGTAAAATAGAAGATCGTTTTCCACAAAGAACAGTTTCACCATCACAATAGAAAGAGAAGTTAGCTCCATGTATTTTTTCTTGAACAACAAACTCTTCATTACTCATATACATTTGCATTTTTTGAATAAATTTGGTTCTGTATGCGTTTTCAATTGATGAATATCTTGTGAATTTCATGACTTATTGTCCCATATTAATTGTTGTGTTTGGTCTGGTGCAGGTTTTTCCACAGTAGACTCTAGAACTTATAGAACCGCTACAGTCAGAAAAATAGCGAGAATATCCACCATCTCTAAACCTATAAACACTACATCCATTATGATTAAATAGAAGATCTATTTTAATATTAGGATTATCAGTACCTGTTTCACTAATTGGATCTTCGCTGCAACTTACTAAAAATACCATTACCAATAAAATTCTCAAAACATTAATCATTTAGCCACCTTTGATCCTAGATACACAGCAGCACCCCCTAAAACGATACCACCAACAAAATATAGAACAGTCTTAAACTGTCCCTTAAGAACCTCTCTTTTAGCCCTCTTAGCCTCTTCCTTGTAAAATTCAGTCCTACCTACATGAACCTTACCCAACTCCCTTAGAACTACCGTTTTAGACTTCTCAAGGTCTAATAGTTCTCTCTCTGTTCTTCTAGCTTGTTCAAACTTCTTATCAATGATGTAACCAGTAAAGGGAGCTGTGTCGCCTTGGTTAATGGGTTTGATTGTCTGAGCAAAAGATAGGTTAATTGATAATATTAGGGCTAGTAGTAGTTTCATTTCTCTTCCTTTTTTAAATACCCTTTTAAAGATAAGAACAATATTGCATGCTTAAATCCTTCATAGGAAGCAGTAGCTTCTTCTAATCCCGACTTTTCTTTATCACCAAAGTATAATTCTTCCCAGTCTAGATAATCTGTACTAGCATTTTCCATTTCTCTTAAAAACTCATCCCTCAATTTCATTTTCAACAGTTAACCTCTTATTTTCACTAATCAGAAATCTCATATCTAGTTTACTCATCGTCAAAGCATACCTCACATAGCCAAGGGGTTTCTTCATGATATCCGTATCCAGTGTACATACTTAACGCTTCAGAATCTTTTCCACAATTTTCACAATTATGTTCTACTTGTTCTTCCAAAAATTCTCCACTTCTTCTGAGTTTAGGTCAGAAGCTCCTTCTTTATTTAAACGGTTAGACTTTTTATCTAACCCATCAATCTTATCGGAAAGGTCTTCTACTTTATCGTCAGACAGACCTTTAGGAAGTTCTTTGGATTTATACTTTGTAAGACCTAGGACTCCCAAAACGAGACCAATGACGACATAGATAATGTTTTCCACTAGTCTTCCTTTACTGTTTCAGCGAATACTCTATCAGTTATTGCATTTGCTGTAGCAACAATTCCAGCAGAAGCCGCTTCATTAAATACCTTATCAACGTTTACGCCATTTTTAATGGCAACCCCATTGCTGAGTTCTAGTATTAGTTTTAATCTGAATTCTTGTTTAGTCATAACGCCTCCTAAGCTCTTTGTTAAGTTTATTGTACTTCTTTTTATAATGCATTGCAAGTCTTTTCTTTTTCTTTCTTGGTAGGTATGATGTTTGAGGTTTTATTTCAAAACGAAAAAGACAAACTAAACTTAGAATATCAGCTTTGTATCCCATTTGACTTGGGGGTTTTTCTTTAAAATTGCCTTCTGCTAGTTGGTCTTCAAGATCTTCCATATCAGGTATCCATTCAAAAAGAACACCTGTTGATTCAAATGTCGTGATTCTATCAAAAGCTTCTGAAAATGTTAACATCCCGAACTTCCAAACCCACCAGAACCTCTTACTGTTACATCTAAATCTTCAACCTCTTCGCTACCAGCATCCCCTAGAGGAACTACTACCAGTTGTCCTATTCTGTCTCCTACTTTATATTCATTACATCTATTTGGAAACTTCATGTCGAATTTAAAAATAATCTCACCTCTATAATCTTGATCAATTACTCCAACTGAGTTTGAGAGTCTCAATGTTGTTTTAGAAATACTACTACGAGGACATAGCAACCCAACTGTACCCTTTGGAATAGCACAAGCTATAGATGTTCCATATGTATATAAACCAGTCTCAGGATCATACACACAGCTTGTGGCAACTAGGTCATACCCTGCGTCTGAGGGATGAGCTTTTTGTGGGATTGTTGCATCTGGTGATAGTTTCTTAAATTTAGTTTTCATTTTTACCCTTGTTGTAAACTTCTTTTAGGATGTCTTTTATTTCACACATGTCCAAACCTCCCTTTGCTAATTTCGCTATTTCAGATCCTTTTTCTAAGAGATAATAATCTTCTGAGTCTCTTTGGTATTTCTGTAATGTGATACTACATAGGTAATTAATAAGAAGGACAGCTTCGTTCAGACCTTCTACGTTAGGGAGGTCTATAGTATTACTCCTTCCGTTAAATTGTTTCAGTTCAGACAATCTTAGGGCGGCATCTACATTTAAAGAATATATACCTCCTTTGTGTTTAAGTTTCATCGTGCCATCTCCTTAATTTATTGTAATAGTTCTAGTTAACAATAAGAACGTGAGCGCAAACTGCTATGTATTTCATATCTTCTGAATTTTTATTTCCTCTAACAGATATTTTGTTATCTTTTCTAATTTAGTATTTTCCTTTGTCATAATTCCTCCAATA